GGGGTCTGGGAACTTACCATCTAAATAGTGCTTAATAGGTATAAGAACCTGACCAGTACAGCCTTCATAATTCAAAAATATACCCCCTCCATAAAGATCCAAAGCTGTTTTACCATTAACTATAATATCATAAGGAACAACTATATAAAGATCTGGGCTGGAAACAACCAATACCGAATCTGTTTTAGCCGGGTCTGAGGCTTTTAAGGTATACTGGCAATACAGATCGCTTTTATAGAAAGACTTCTCAGAAAACAGCTTATTAATGGATAATTTAACATTAACTACATAATAGGTATCTCTAATAACGTAATTTGGCAAATCAAAGTGAATAAGTCTTTCCTGTACCGCCCTATCCATATCTATCAATCCTCTCATAACTTTATTAGGATACCCAAAATGTCTGGCAAAACTACTAATTAACCTACCTTGAGCCAAAGTTAAAGTAGTATTATCAACATAACTAAAAAGAGTAAGGTTGTTATTCATAAGTCACCAAAGTCTAATCTTCTAAAAGGTACATCGTTTAGCTCCTGGGTTTCCAACTTCTTTGGTTTCAGTTTAGGTTTCAATTCAGGTTCGGATTTGACCTTCTTTCTTTTAGGTCCTTTATTGTAACCTTTGGCTATTTTTTCTGCTATTAAAGATGTATAAATTTCTTTAGCTTTACCATAGCTAATGCCATCATATTTAGTTATGGTCTTTAAAACCGAACCTCTCCTACCATATTCGGCAGTAACTACAAAATCAATAACTGTACCTGTTGTGATTTGTCCTTCCACTTCTTTTAGCGTCACATTATATACTTTATCATGATTATCATTATCATTATAAAGATATTCACTCTTTAATATAGTACTCATCTTTTTAACCAGTATTCCCATTCCGGAACACCTTTAATATTTCTTAATGTATCTTTTACCGGCATGGTTTTAGGGGTTTTAGGTTTAATCTCTGGCAATCCTAACTCATGTTTATACTTATTACCCATTCTGCTATTAATACATCTATCGACCAAGATGATGTTATTTAGCTTATTTTCGCCACCTTTAGAGACAGGTATTACATGATCACGACTAGCCTCCTTCATTGTTAATCTTTTCTTACTTATCTGACAAATACCTTCATACAGGTTATAAACAGATTTTAAGCTAGTATTATATCGAACTTTAGGCATTTCTTCACAAGCCAGACTTACAACTACTCTAGGCACTCTTACTACAAGGTTAGGGGTATGTACGAATAGATCATAACTCCTTACTGGCAAGGTTATCCATTCATCCCAGTCAACTACCCGCATATTAAGAAGTTTGGAGAAGTCGTATAGGTCATCATCTATCTGTTCATAAGTAATATCATAAGCCAGCATCTTGCGCATTTTATTACCTTTAACATCCAGTATATAGTTCTGTCTTCTATCAACCATATAATTAGCCAAAGCTGTAAATACATCTTTAGGCGTGAAGAATCCTATAGGTAAATGATTTTTATTCAACTTAAGCACTTCACGACTAAAAATGAGGTCAGACATATTAAATCAAGGTATGGTATTTCTGGTAAGCTAGAATTTCAGCTACTATATCAGAAATAAGTGAGTACGTTCTACCGGCATTAAACTTAGCTACATGAAACTGATTAGGCCAAAGAATGCCATAACCTCCATATTCAATAAACCTACCAATCTTCCTATAGTTATCATCTATTAATACTTTATTAGGACCAGCACATAAATGCTTGTGTTTCCCCATAATAAGAGGAATCTCTGGATAATGCTTTTGTTGCCATAAAATCTTACCCTTCCCAGCTTCAGGGTTATCTCCAGGGCTAGTAAAGAAGGCAACTTCATTAAAGTTATTTTTTAACTGGACTATCAGATATTCCATCCACCAAAAGCTATCAAGAGTATACCAGAATTTAGCACTTCTGTTATACATTAGTTTGCGAAATTTATTTTCTCCTCCAAATAATTCAGTAATTGCTTCCTCAGTTAGAGAGTCTGGATTCTCATAAAATTGAGTAAATGCACTGATTGGTAATTTACATTCTTTTCTCATCTTATCCAACCAGTCTACAATAGTGCCATCCAAGTCTAAAAATACAGTTAGTTTATTGTTCATTTTGTGTTAATCTTCATTGATATCTTTATCAAGGTCGTCTAGATAGAGATAAAGGTAAACCGGAATTGCTACTAATAGTATTGGGGTATGTGTCATGCCTGCAAACAAGCTCATCCCACCAATAACGCATAGTAGCATTAAAAGGTCTTTCTTCTTTTTGTCTGGTTTCATTTAGTTTGTAAATTCAAGGTTTTTGTGAATAGTGTTATTATATACAACAATGATAATGATATTTTCAAGTTTTATAACCAATAAAGAGTAAACAAAAAATCGAAAACAGAATAGTTAGTAAAAAGTGATGTGTAAGAGCCGCTATAGCACTTATGAAGATAATAAGAGTTATCCATAAACAGGCTTCTAGTATTTTTTGCAGTTTCATAAAGTTAAAATATGAATATCTTTAAGAGCAATAATACAAAGAATACTGCCCATAAGATTTCAATAATGTTGTCTTTTGTTTGATCGTCTAGTTTCATGGTTTAATTTGGTAAGGATGACAGGATTTCAACCTGTAACTACTCTTTAGGAAAGAGTTATTATATGCTATTTCACTACACCCTCATTCTAGTAATTAGCAAACTTTAATTGTTTTAGCAGTTCCAGCTCAAAGTTAAGGTGGCTAGGATGAAATATCTCAGTCAACTCATCCCCATAAATCCAACAGTTCATTAATAGTATAGCGGCCATAACTTTAACATGGTCAGGCCTGCTATCTATAATAGAAATCTGTTCACTTAAAGGCATGGCTATATCTTTTAATGATTGACCTTCAGCTATACAGTTCTCCATCGCCAAACTCCAATCATTAACATATTTGATTATAGCATCAGTATGTTTATGTATTAAAGTCTTGGCTACTTCAAATTCTTCTTCAAAGCCTGGTTTTATTTTCATAAAAATGGTTCCAGATTTCGATCTGTTAATGCTATTTCTTTTCTAGTTATTAGTTCCGAGTTGTCAGGGCCAGTTTGTGGGAAAAATCTTATTCTATCTATAAGTAAACTACACCAACTACAATCAATACAACGAGTACAATCACTACAACCGCTACAACCGCTACAACGATTACAACTAGTACACCTACTACAATTACTACAATCACTACAACTTATACACTGATTACAACAAATACAACCTCTACAATTAATACAACGAGTACAATCACTACAATTAATACAAGTAATACAATCATTACAATTACTACAATTACTACAATAATTACAAAGACTACAATATCTACAATCACTACACCTACTACAATTAGTTAGGGTAGGTGAGTATTGAGTAGCTGATTCTTCAGTATCCCAACTATTATAATTTTCGTCATACCATCTATTATATCTTTTTGTTAGTTTCATAAGTAAATTGGAGGATAGCTGAGGTAATGCTCCCCACTCCAGTTAAGGAGCAATCAGTTTAGTAAACTGTTCTAGTAACTTTACTAGTTAACTATCCTTTAAAACTAATGTCCTATATTAAAGTCTGCAGGGCTGTTAAAATCCCGGCTATCTGGTTTATGTTTCATTAATTCACGTAAATGTTCCACTGCTTTCTCAAAATCCTTACCCAGACATTTAACACTAATCATCAACTCAGCACAAGCAGCGAAGGAGAACTTATCCGTGGCGTTAACCCACTTACCCAGTTCTTTGTCATCAATCTTAAGCTTATTCTTAAAATAATGTCGTCTAACTGCTTCACTAGGCCAGTCAATCTTAATCACCATATCAAATCTACGAGGTCTAATGATTCTCCTATCCAATACTTCAGGGTAATTAGTTGTTCCTATATTCAAGACTTTGTTGATTTGACTTTCACCATCTAATATAGCAAGAATCTCCTTCTCTCCATATCTCTGAATCAAGGCATCAATATCTTCGAATAGACAAACTATGAATCTATCTGGCTCAACTGCTCTAAGGTCTCTTAAACCTAGTTCGATAGCTTGTGGGTTATCACAAAGCAAAATCACTCCATTCTGGTCAATCACCTTCTTAATGATTTGTTGTACTAAGCAAGTCTTGCCTGAACCTGCTGGACCATAGAATAAGAACCCTCTTCTATGCAATACATCATAGTATTTAAAGGTTTCCGCATTGTCTAGAAAGGTTTGAATCTCTTGAAGTACTAGATCTGAAGTACTATCAGGTAGTAATAGTAGTTCGTCAACATTGATATTAACTTTCAGAAAACCCCATTTATTATCTGAATAAGCTACATACTTATATACATTAGACGGTAACTTCTTAATTGTTTCAGGTGTGGATAAAAACATTCCTGAAACTGGCTCCGTCCATTGAGTAGGAGTTTGAGCTGATCCATTAGCTACATTGATTTCTTCTGGTGCAGCATAAAGGATAGCATCAGGTATCATAATCTGATTAGATTTAGCTGTATGTTCTGGTAGTTTAGTACCAAATTCTTCTAAATTATTGGTGGTCATAGTTCAATTTCAAGTCTTCTATTATTAATGTCAAGTTCAGGTCTTATTATAGTATCTTCAGTGTCATACTTCTGAGGTTTTAATTTTTCTTCGTTGTAATGTCTATACAAACTAATACAATCTCTACATCTATAACACTCACTACAATTACTACAATTAACACATATATAACAACTAATACAACTACTACAATTACTACAATTACTACAATCACTACAATATCTACAATTAATCAGCGTAGGTGAATATACAGTAGCTAGTTGTTCTGTTATCCAACTATTATTGTTTTCATCATAGAATCTATCATTTTCTCGTTTTGTTAGTTTCATTTACAAATAATAGTTACAGTTTCTTCTTTTTCATCTACTATTAACCAAGGACATTTTGATACATCTACTATTGGTGTTTCTTCGTTTCTGTCTTCAAACCATACTTCAGCGTGTTGTTCCCCTTGTCTTTGGTAGTAACTAGCTAATACTTTGGCTTGATTCATGGTAATATTCTTTATTATTAATTGAGCCATAATGTTATTTAAATTGGTGCCCATGGCAGGACTTCAACCTGCACGACTTTTGAAGGTCACGGGATCTTAATTCCCGGGTGTCTAGCAATTCCACCACATAGGCATAAAGTCTAATCTAGCAAACCTGTACGTTTTCGCAATAAGTATATGAATAAAGAATCATATACTACTAACCTATTCTTGGAATCGACGTAGGGTGGCCAGTAATCTACATGTCCTTTAAGCTCGGTTAAAGGAGTTTTGAGGTTCCAAGCTTGATATTCATCCCAAAGTAGCCTAGCTTCCTCAGTATTCGGTATATAAAGATCATTACAACCATTATTAGAGAGAATATTACTAAAGCTTTCAATAGCTTCTGATAATAGATGATCCTCCAAGTCTCTCTTATTACATTCAAGCTCTGTTCTCATTAATCAATAGTTTAATAGTATCTCTTCTATCTTCTGTTTCTTAGAGAGGGTAGGGGAGTGACATTCGTATTGAGGTAGTTCTTTCAACTTATTGGCCTTACATACCTTTACAAGTAGTTTGGCGCAATCCTCACCATCCTTTACTTTAGGGCCTAGATCACCGTCAAATGAGATATAGGCTGGAATACCTCTAGTAGACAGGAAGACTTCAAAATCATTATAGGACGTGACCTGGAGCCAATAGAGCTTAATAGGAGGGTTTATAGTGTTAGTATTGGATAAGTCATTAACACTAAATCTATCATCTATAATAATACCTATATTAACTGCCAAGGTATTAACAGATGCTTCAGGATAGTTTGGGGAGTAATTATCTTTTAGTGGAGCTTTGTCCAATTCAATTTTTACTGTAGTTTGCAGTTCTTTAACTAGTTTAAGGTATTCTTCATTCATAGATATGGGTCTAGGTTACGGGAAAATGGGTCTTCTTGTCTAACTTCTTGTCTAATACTCCGTGATACTAGTTGAATATTCCTTATATTACATCCATAAAGAGGTTCACGGTCTGATAAACCTTTAACTACATAGTCTGGTTTAAGTACTTTAGTATAAGACGTGATCATAAAATTATCATCGTCAATTACAACACCAATAGCTTGATTACCAGAAAAAGTAAATGTTACAGAAATAATGTCACCTATATTAAATTCATTCATAGTTCAATTTCAAGTCTTCTATTATTAATGTCAAGTTCAGGTCTTATTATAGTATCTTCTGTAGCAGGTTCGAATTGAGCAGTAAATCTTGTTCTGTCTGTCAGGCAACAGACATATTTACAATCGTTACAATCATAACAACTAATACAATCTCTACAACTACTACAATTACTACAACTACTACAATTTCTACAATTACTACAATCATCACAATAACTACAATTAGTTAAGGTAGGTGAGTATAAAGTAGCTAATTCTTCTGATAACCAACTATTACCTCGTTCGTCATACCATCTATCAGCTCTTTTTGTTATTGTCATATCTTAGAAGAAAAAATCATTCCAACAATTAGGTTTACTATCTTTAATTACAACTTTGTTATATAGATTCACTATAATAAGAGATATAGGATAAACTATAATTAGTACTATACAACTTAAGTATTGGTCAGTCAAACAAGCATAGTATATACAGTTAAGTACTCTTTTATATAGTAGTTTCAAGTATTCAATCTTTAATTTCATGCTCAGCCCAGGTTATTAGTTTCTTACACTTCTTTAATGTTGAATCCATATTTCAAAAGTTCTATTTCATTAAGGATTAAATGAATTACCATTATATCAGTATGCTCCTTAGAGATAGCAGGCAGATTTAAGGCTTCAGTACTCTTAATTAATAGACTATAAAGAGTATCTAGTTGAATCTTCTTTAATAATTCAGCATCAAGTTCAACAGTTAAGTCATTATCCGGGTCATTGAGGTAGTTAGCTAGTGTTTTCATATATAAGATCAAATTCTTGTATTTTCCAGGCTAGTTCTGCTAGTTCAAAGGCTAGATTATGGTTGGATAGAGCTTTAGGGTCACGGCGAAATCCTAATACACTATAACCTGGATCTGATACTATAGTAGAGCCTAGTAGTGAGTCTTGGTTATGATGTACTATACTATTTTTAATAGGGAATACGTATTTATCCACACCTATACTAATTGGGATTTTGTTTATTTTTATTAGTTCTACTTTAGGATTCATATAGTTGGAAAGTTATTATATAGAGTTAATACAAGTTTCGTAAGTAGTTGAAATTGTGAGTGATGGGGAGGATTATGGGGAGAGAGTGGTAGATTGGAGTAGAGAATGTGGTATATAAGGTAAAACAGTTACTTATAGTTCCAAATCTAATCTTCTATCTAACATAATATCAAAACAGTGTTTTATAATGGGACCGTCCAATCTTATTATTTCACTCTCTGTTAAATAAATTGATGTACCTGCACTAAGATGATCATGTTTTATTATAATTACCCTTAAATAATTAAAACTAGTCCAATCGGTTTCGACTATCTTAGCAACTGCCTCTGAGTTAGAACTAATAGACCAATAAACTACAACATCTCCTACTTTATATTCACTCATAGATCTGGTTCCAATTTTCTATCAAAAGGATTCTCTGTTCTACTTGGTATTGCTTCGGTATTTATGAAGTTAATGTTACTATAAGGATTTGGAAATGTCTCCACCGTTTTCTCTTTATCATTAATTTCTGTATAATGCAAGACTTCAACTTCATAGGAAGTATCATCAGCATACCATATTATTATTCCTACAGCTTTATTACCGCTATAAAAAGTAACTATAACTTTCATTCCTTCTTCAAATTCATTCATAGTTCTAACTCTAATCTTCTATCTTTTGTGATGTCAAATTCTATTCTAGGTTCAACATGTATACCTGTTATTTCATCAGGAAATATATGCCATTTAGTTCTACTAGGTATACCGGGAAATTCCTCTATAATTACAGCATACATTATGTCTCCATTATATGGTGTTATAGTTCCTATTCCTTTCAAATTACTAACCTCAAAATCAACCACATCTCCTACTTTATATTCCTTTTGTGTCATAAGTCTGGTTCTAATAGTCTGTTAGTACAGTCTATAAATGGTCTAATTACCGGTTCATATTTCATGTTATTAGTCCAGTCATTACAACCAATACAACTACTACAATAACTACAATCTCTACAATCAATACAACTACTACAATCTCTACAATTATTACAATCTCTACAATCACTACAATTACTACAATCAATACAACTATAACAATTACTACAATTACTACAATCTCTACATCCATAACACTCACTACAATCACTACAATATATACAATAAATACAACCACTACAACCACTACAATCTCTACAATCAACACAACCACTACAATCAATGCAACCACTACAACTATCACAACTAGTACAATCTCTACAATTACTACAATCAATACAACTACTACAATCTCTACAATCAATACAACTACTACAATCAATACAACTATAACAATTAAAACAACTAGTACAATCGGTTAGGGTAGGTGAGTATAGAGTAGCTTCTTCTTCACTATCCCAGCTATTATTGTTTTCGTCAAACCATCTATTATCTCTTTTAGTTATTGTCATAAATCAAGCTCTAGTTTCCTATCTAAAGGATTTTCTTTTCTAATTTTATTACAACATTGTTTATGTACTGACATAAATTTAGAGTTCAATAATTGAACACACCAATGATCATGAAATGCTGCGCTATTTATTATTCTACCTTCAAACCTATGAGTACCTCTATAAAATGCCACCTCATCACCTATATTATAAATATGGGTCAAGGTTTCGCTCATATATGTTTTCTTTTCTTAATTTTTTAACTTCCTTAATTTCCATCTCTGAAACAGCTATGATCCAACCTATAGGTAATTCTTTGTGTATAAATATGCGTTCAGTTAGCTGTACATAATACCAAGGTTTATTGAAATAAAATTTATATGATACTATAAATCCTTTAAACTCAGCTAATTGTGCATAATTCCCACTAACTTCATCACCTATATTATAAATATGGGTCAAGGTTTCGTTCATATATGTTTTCTGTTCTAATAAGTTGACTAAACCCTATGATATTTTCAAATGGGAGAAATAACTGTGTATTACTAGGATAACATATTATATCATTGTAATTCATGTCTTCTAGTATACGTATGAGAACTCCCTTAAACTTAAATTCTACTATTTTACCTGTACAATAAATAGATGCTACATAAAAAGCCTCAATCACATCACCTACCTTATAATCATTCATAATTCAATATCAATTCTTCTTTCATCTAAGTTACTATAATCAGGTCTTAGAATTACTATCTTTTTTACTATTTCGTCAGGCCACACATTAAGTATATCTCCCGGATCTAAATCACGTTTACCAATAGATACATGATTCAACATTCTCATATGATAATAAGTGTTTTTTATAGAGACGATCTCCCCTTCACCTAAATTTAATAATTCAACAAGATCACCTATAGAATATTTCTCTTCCATATTCAAATTCGGTTATTTCACTTACTCTAGTTGCTATCTTCTTTTTATCGGTAGCATATAGACCAGCACTAGAAAAGGAGGTTAATTCTAATAAATAGAACTTGTTATCCCCAGCCTGGCAGATATCTATGCAAAAAACAGAGTCTGGGTAATATTGAACCTTTAATATATTTTTACAAAGTTCAGTTGCTTTAACAGGTGCAGCAGGTATATAACATAACTTGCCTTGATATCGATAAGTAGATTGAGTTATGATTTCCCCATCGTTATACTTTGAACATATAAAACGCCACTCACCTATTATATCTTTAGGCGTAGAAACTAGTACTAAATCATCATCTAAAGTACTGGAAGCTATAGAGTTAGTCCAAAATCTGTCGAAATCCTGCAAATCTAAGAGTTGGGCTTGAAATGTCTTTTCTCCACTATCCGGTCTTACAAATATAAGTGCTTCTTTTCCAAACTTCTGATAATAATCAAACTTATTCTCTTTAAGTTCTTTTAGCGGAAGTAATACATACTTATCATTAAATAGGAAGTCTTTTAATTTAGGATAGTAAACCGAGCAAAGATAATTGTTGAAGGTGCAATATTTGATGGGAAAGCAATTTTTAGGTAACCTAGATTCTATATTCTTAACCATTTGAATTGACCCTTGAACTATTACACATTCATTTTCCACAAATGAGGCAGGATTAAAATCAAAATGATTACGTTTATCTATTACAAAGCATTCCTTGCCTAAATCTTTTACTGCTTTAATTAAATCCCTGTAATCCTCCGAATCTGTAAAATTTTCTATGATCCAATGTGCTTTCATAAATCTGGTTCTAATAGTCTGTTAGTACAGTCTATAAATGGTCTAGTTACTGGTTCATACTTCTTATTATTAGTACAATCACTACAATAAATACAATTATTACAATTACTACAATCTCTACAACCACTACAACTACTACAATCAATACAACTACTACAATCTCTACAACTATAACAATCACTACAATTACTACAATCAATACAACTATAACAATTACTACAATTACTACAATCACTACAACTAATACAACTAATACAATTACTACAATCACTACAATATATACAATAACTACAATCTCTACAATTACTACAACCTCTACAATTATAACAATTAGTTAGGGTAGGAGAGTCAGTAGTAGCTAGTTCTTCAGTTATCCAACTATTACCGTTTTCGTCATACCATCTATCAGCTCTTTTTGTTATTGTCATAAGTCTGGTTCCAACTTTCTATCATTAATGTCTTATTTTTCGATGTGGATATTCTACGGCTTTAAGCATGTCTAACTCTTTTGTTATCTTTGTAATTTCTTTATCATACATTTTTATTAAATGTTTCTTTAATCTATCAAAAGCATATTTCTTGCCTCTTTTAGCCAGGCAATAATAAAATCCAGTATTCATTGGTGAACTGATTTCTATTACTTCACCTTCTATTTCAATTTCTTCAAAGGAAACACGAAGTTGATTCTTTATATGACTACGAATTTGAACTAGATTATATTTCATATTCTTATTATTTCTCCTGATTTACTAGTTATCTCTTTATCTCCTCTAATAGGTGAATGGATGATAACTTTAATCCAATAATCTCTTAAATGAGCACAAAAATCACTGGTACTAGTCCCAGTACTATTTATTAGTTTAATATTAATGACAGTTCCTTTATAAATACTGCCATAATACTTTACTATAACATTATTTCCTACTTCTATAGATTGGTCATATTTATCTCGTACTGTGATATTTGTCATAAATCTGGTTCTAATAGTCTGTTAGTACAGTCTATAAATGGTCTAGTTACTGGTTCATACTTCTTATTATTAGTACAATCACTACAATCAATACAACTACTACAATCTCTACAATCACTACAATTACTACAATTAATACAACTACTACAATCACTACAAATATTACAATCAATACAATATATACAATAACTACAATCACTACAATATATACAATAACTACAATCTCTACAATTATTACAATTACTACACCAATTACTACAATCTCTACAATCAATACAATTACTACAATCACTACACCTACTACAATTAGTTAGGGTAAGTGAGTATTGAGTAGCTGCTTCTTCTGATAACCAGCTATTATTGTTTTCGTCATACCATCTATTAGCTATTTTTGTTATTGTCATAAGAAAGGGTCTAGTCTTCGATTATTAAATCACTATTATGTAGAACTATGCAGTAGTTATTCTACTATCATCATACAATTCAATAAAAATAGCCGGGTTTAACAATATTGCAATAACAGAGAGGATTTTTTGATTCACGATATAGAACGAAAGTTTTTTATTCTGAGTAGTATCTCCAGGTGCAACTTCGGTCAACCAATCTCGTTTAGCAAAATCATGTAATAAGGCGGTAGGTCCATTTTGTTCAGCATAATTGAAGCCATATTCTAACAAGGCCTTCTTAGCATCTTGACTCGAAAAGCGGCCATCAAATACCAAGGACAATACAAACAATTTATGTAGAGATGCGTGAACCAATTTATTTTTATTAGCATTCAATATTGGATTATTTGAAAAAGCATCATGCATTTTTTCTACAACACCTTCTTGTTCTGCCTTCTTAAGCAATTTTTTAGTTGCTGTAGGTATAATTGAAACTGCTACATCGTTAGTTGATGGTGTAGGAGTTAGCGTAAAGTTTTCAGTAGTAGCTGGTTGATTAGCTTCTTTAAGTTCAATCAAATCAAGTATACTATTTAACGTTTTATCTATAGTTGCTCCTATATTTTTAATCTCCCTAATCCCAGCTTCCAGAGTATCTATTCTAGTTAGTAATAGCTCTGATTGTGACATACCTGGTTCAGTAAAAGTAGAGAAAGAAGGTAATGCGCTGTCAGAATTATTTGTTAAATGTTGTAATTGTAATGTTTGTTCCATAAGTTTAGTTATTATTGTTGTTATTAGTTTGGTGGGTGAGATGGGATTCGAACCCACCCTGCCATGTTCCTAAGACATGTGACTCCTTCCACTGGTCTACTCACCCAAGTTAATTATTTATATTTTAGTACTGTCTTCGTTTATTGTTATAATTTCAGATTTGTTTAAGTCTTCTATCGTTTCACCTACCATAAGCGGCCAACCTTCAAACATATAGACAATCGAATCTCTATATTTAGATTCCATTATAGCTTTGATAGATGAGGCTTCAACCCTAGCCATTTTAGTTAAATTTACCATATGACTTCCTTGTAACCAGCTATCCACGTATATTATAGTTACTTTTATCATATATTGAATAAAGGGTAAGTTTTAAACTTTACCGGCCATTCATATCTAGGACAGAATACCAGTGTTAATTCTTCTCCAGGTAAGGCTGATTCTGTTACTGTTATATAATCAGATTCCTTCTTTAGCTCCGTAAACTCCGCATCAGTCACTTCACATACTACTTTGCGAAATGAGGTATTAAGCCATTCATTATATACTCTCTGGTTTTCATTACTATATACTAAAGGTGTGAGTGGACTGAATTTTAAATGCGCTATTAATACACCATGAGCTACACTAATTACTTTGTGGGACGGTAGCGATTTTCTCACAAAGATATACATTTTAAGTGGTTTTGACATCATCTCTAAGTAATTCCTCTAATTCTTTCTTATAGTCAGCTAAACACATTGTATGATAGTGGATTTCATTCTTTAATGAAGTTATCTTTCTAGCTTTAATTTCTTGAGAAGTAAGGTCTATCTTCTCCCACTTTATCTTACTCGACAGAAATCTTTTAATACCTATTGGAACATATCCGCGCTCACAAAGATAATCCTCTATCGAATCACAACCATCAAAATCATCAGGGATCTCAAGTTCTTTAAAATCAGGCCAGCCATGATCATTATATTTCCATTTTATCCACATAAATCATGGGCCAAAGATTAAGTCCTGACAGGCATTACACATTTTCGAGATCTCATATTCTCTTTTAGACAAAGCATTTCTGAAATCTTCTAAATTTATCGGTTTACGACAGATAGGACAATTACCTACTTCTATTTGTTTAAGTTCTTCAGTAAACCCTGCTTGTTTCATTATTTGTTTATTCATATGTTCTAGGTACAATTAACCAAGGAATTTGAGGAATACCATAAGCACTTTTAAGCTGGTATTTCACAGTAAATTTCTTACCTATCAAGTCTTTACGGTCTTTCCATAATTTAGCAAGATATTCTTCTCCTCCTTCTATATTGGATGCAAAAGTAGTTAAGATATTACCATCTCTATCTTTACAAGGTTCAGGTAATTTGAAAATTGCTTTTTTAGGAAATGTGCTCCAATTTCCGTTCCCTAGAGCGAAATCCACCAATTCAAACTCCTCATCTTCCCAATGTTTTAGCTTGAGTAGATATTTGCTTTTACCATGTTTTATCTCACAATTTTTCCAACGAACCATAAGACCTTCACCACCTCTAGTCTTATTTTCAGCCAAAGCAATATCCAACTCAGCCTTATTATTAGCTGTCTTATAAGGCAAAACATAAACATACTTATAACCTTTGACTAATTTTTTAACTGCTTCTCTCCTCTTCATCCAATTAGTATTTTCATCAATATTATCAAAGCCGTACCCATCAAATAACCAGCATTCACAAACTTTCTCACTTAATGCTAATAATTCTGGTGTAATGTCTTTGTTTTTCTTAGTTACTGTAAGAATCTCAGTTATTTGATGAAGGAACTCAGCTTTAGGATTATAACCTTCACCCATCAATACTAGATTTGGATACTTAGTGAATAAAGGTTTTAGGCTATTAATGATGTGAGGAGCAGTTAAAAAGAATTCCCCACCCGTACTTTCAATCCCTTTAGCCTTAATTCTAAAGTTCACCCCATTAATTTTATCGTCATAACCTACAGGGTATTCAACTTCGTTTTCATAATCCTGAAACTTAGAACCTTTCATAGGTTTTTCAAAAGTAGTATTATCAACGTCACCAATACTTTCTACATAACCTCTACGAAGTTTCTTATCATAAACTGCTTTGGCTTCTTTCAGAGCTTGTTCTGTTGCTAAAGTTTCATTCTTCTTTCCAGGATTCTTACCTTCACATGTATGAGGAGCGGTAGTAGTTAGCTTTCCATCTTTCATGCCTTCCGTAACTATGTAAGAATTATCATCTACAACTATGGTCCATTCCTGTATCTTCCCATTACTAGCCCGCTTATAAAGTGTATTAAATTTAGTCATTTTATTTTAAAGTGTTTTTCAGCTTTGGATAGTGCTGATTCTATAGTTTTAGCATGAAACCATATTCTAGATAAATGCATTGCTCCAACTCCTACAGTCCAGCCAAACCCTTTCTTCTTATAAAGTATTCTACTAATTGTAGTTCCTGGTAAATCTGGCCTTCCAGCCTTCTTCTCCAATCTAGTTATTCTTTGATCTATAGTCATAAGTCTGGTTCTAATTTCCTATCATTAATATCTAATTCTATTCTTGATGTTGGAGGTAATATTCTTACTTGAGGTTCTAAATTTTCTTTATCTCGATAATTATATAAACCTAAACAATCACTACAATCACTACAATAACCACAATGACTACAATTATCACAATAATCACAATTAGTACAACGAGTACAATCATTACAAAGATTACAATAACTACAATCTCTACAACTACTACAATTACTACAATAACTACAACCACTACAATAACTACAAGTAGTTAGGGTAGGTGAATAGAAAGTAGCTAGTTCTTCACTATCCCAGCTATTATTGTTTTCGTCATACCATCTATCATTTTCTCGTTTAGTTATCTTCATAGATCTGGTTCTAGTTTTCTATCATTAATATCTAATTCTGGTCTAGTTGAAGATGGTTCAAATTTAAGAAGTGGGGCGTAATTTTCAAGACTACTAACGAGATAACAATTTTCACATTTTCTACAATAATGACAATAACCACAATCACTACAATTATTACAATGACTACAATAACTACAATTACTACAACCACTACAATAACTACAACTTATACACTGATTACAACAAATACAATAACTACAACCACCACACCAACTACAATTACTACAATCACTACAATTACTACAATCTCTACAATCTCTACAATCTCTACAATCTCTACAATCTCTACAACCACCACACCAACTACAATTAGTTAGGGTAGGTGAGTGTAAAGTAGCTAATTTTTTAGTTTCCCAACTATTATTGTTTTCGTCATACCATCTATCATTTTCTCGTTTAGTTATCTTCATAGATCTGGTTCTAACTTCCTTTTAGGTACTGCTATCATATCTACCTCATCCTCTCTTACTTGTAATGCTTTACTCATCTGATCTTTTATAGTTTGCTTTAATTCTTCAGGGTTGGTAGAGATATCAGTCCAAGATTGATTAACAAAATTGCTGAAATATGAACCAGATTTATTTAATTTATCGATTAATCTTTGTTTTAACTTAGCTTCAGCAGTTGGGCTAAGAACAGAAATTGTGGCTAATTGTTCAAACAGCCTGCACTTTTTACGAGTTATTCTTTCAGTTATCTTAGCTACACTATCAGAAAGAGTATCATCCGGTGCATAATCATTAGTAAGTTTATAAATGATCTGCGTAAGCAGATATTGACAAGCTTCTAATTCTTTAATCTCTGCTAGAATATACGTTACTGAATCTTCTAATGTTGCTTTTCTTGTAGGTCGTTTCATAGTTTTATGGTTTTATGGTTTTAAATACAATATGCTAGGCACAACTCTAGCTTAACTCCCACCTAGTCTACACAATAAAATTGCTTTAAAGGGTGGTCTTTCAATGAGGTTCTGCCCGTACTTTATCTCTATAAATTTCGGGGATTTATTAACTTATTCTAGTTGATACATAGAGCCAGAGCAACGTACCTTCAGTTAATATTGACGTGACTTGATTTCGTTTATATTGTAAATGGCTGGGATGGAAGGAATCGAACCTTCACCTAAGGCTCCAAAGACCCTGGCACTACCATTATGCAACATCCCAATTAAATTCTTCCGCCTAGTATATTCTTACAATTCTTCTCACTATTGCTGATATAATTAAACTCACCGTATTTCTCAGCAATATTTTTAGAAGACCATAAAGGTTGTAAATTAGTATAGTGATTAGCTCTTAATACTTCTTCTTTATTACTTAAATCGAACAATGACAACGGTATTATATGGTCCACTACCCATTCTCCATAGTTACCCCAAGTCATTTGTGAAGTAAATCGATTAGATAGATGTTGAGCTAATTCATTATAAGTGCAACCAACTAATGATTTTATGGCTGAGTTTTTTCTTTTATTTATTACTGCTTGTATTATATTAGCCAACCTGCCTCTCAAATCTCTGGCAGTTGTACATCGATATAACTGTGCTTCTCTTTCCTTATTATATCTAATAGAAGAAGCTTTGATATTAACGAAATTTCCATCTTTAATTACACCCTTCTTAATAAGAGCTCGATCACAAATAGAAGCTAAATATTGCCTGCCAGATAATAATTCATATACATACTTAATTTCATTCTCTGTAAGTTCTTGATTAAAATGATGTTTTAAACTCTTATTAGTTATACAGTCATACTCTTCACCAGTATCATAATTAACTAAAGTAAATATCTTATCTTTATTCTCTGGTAGTATATATCTACCAACTACGTGGAATTGTTCTTTGTGTAGAAGTTTGGAGACTGCAGTATAATCCAGACCAAGTTCTCGACTAACCGACATTAACTTTTTATCTAAAATAAATATAGATTTCTTTAATACAATATCATACATTTCACGCATTCTGATATTATATTAAAGCTTAAATTAAATACTAGCTTTTCGTTTCTTTCTAATTCTGCTTCTATATCCTAACCGCCACAACACTTCACCTATTAGACAACCGTATTCTTCTACTTTCTTTTCAGTCAAAGATGGAAATAAGTAATGTGTTGACTCGTGGCATGCTGTAATAAGCCGTTCTTTATCACTTTGTTTGGGGTTAATATATATTGCTTTTTCTTCATAGTCACACAATCCTCTAAGAATCATACCTTTAATTACCGGTGTATCTTTAGGGATATAACGATTAATCCTTGGTAACTTCATACTTATATTTTAAAGGTATAAAACTACATTTACTAGCAATTAATAAATTAAGTGCCTACTACAACATAATTCCAGTAATTCCTTGGCTAATTGATTAATCTCATCTATGTTCTTATTATAATCAATATAGAAACATAATTGACCGTACTTTAACTTTATTTGTTGAATAGTAAATTCTGGGTCTAGTTCTTCGATCTTTTTTAATACTTTATCTATGGCAAGTACCCAGCAATACGGGACTTTATTACCTAAATCAAATCCATACCAACCTTTCTCTACTTTGTAAGCCCATTTATGAAATAAGGTTAAATCAGCATCCGAACTAAATCTAGAAGATTCAGGGTTTACTTCTTTTTCGTTATGGTTTCTAATACGTTCAATTAAATCATTGTCTAATATGTCTCTTAAAGTCATAAGTCTGGTTCTAGTTTTCTATCATTAATATCTAATTCTGGTCTAGTTGAAGATGGTTCAAATTTAAGAAGTGGGGCGTAATTTTCAAGACTACTAACGAAATAACAATTTTCACATTTTCTACAATTATTACAATTACTACAATAAGTACAATCTCTACAAAGACTACAAACACTACAACTAATACAACTATTACAACTACCACAACTACTACACCAATTACAACTAATACAATTAAGAGAATTCCTACAACCATTACACTCACTACAACTACTACAACCATTAGAATAAATACAACTACTACAATAACTACAATCTCTACAATAATTACAATTATTACAATTACTACAATTGGTTAGAGTAGGAGAGTATCTAGTAGCTAGTTCTTCTGTAGACCAACTATTACCGTTTTCGTCATACCATCTATCTTCTCGTTTTGTTATCTTCATATAATAAAAGGCAAGAATAATAGTTATTCTTGCCTCGGAATGGAGCTTCTGCCAGGACTTGCACCAGGATACCAGGTTTACAAAACCTGAGTTTTACTCTTAAACTACAGAAGCGAAATATTAAACCAAGCTTCTACCATCTGATTCTACGAACTTCTGCAAAGCCTCCATATGTTTTACAATTAATCTAGCTTTTAATAGACCAAAACTAAAAGGATATGGACTTTCTTTATTAATAGCAAAAGTAGGTCTCCCTTTATAACTATCAATGCAACAAGTGGAATTTTGTTCATCCATCAAACTTTCGACAGTAGGTGAAGGATGACTAACTTCTGTATTTGTATTATTTGTATTCATTTATTTTCTGTTGTTTTGCAAGCTAATTTAAGCCTGCCCTATCACAAATTTAATTGTGTGAATTATGGTGGCAAACCTGAGATTTGCACTCAGCCACTTACCTTATGAGAGTTAGCTGAACCTAAGTTCGTCTGCCTGCTAAATTTACTAAAACGGTTGTACTTTAATCAAAGGATGAGGAATAGGCCACTGTTCATCTCCACGTTCATAAGTCTTAATTACTTCTTCCAAATAGTTACCAGCATATCCTTGAACTATACTATTATCGTAATCACAGTTACCTTGCAAATCACAATACTCCACAGCTTCCCTAAGTTTATCCATATTTACTGGTTTGGGCTCATCACTCATAACAACAATCTTTGTACATTCCCTAACACAACATCTTTATTAAGATCAGAGATTAGTATTGGATCAATATCATTCTCTTCTTTATATACGTGTTTTAACCAATTAACTGCACTAACATAGTCAACTTCAACTGCACATTGATCTATTCTATTATAAGGCACCCAGACATAGATAGTCTTGCCTTTTATCTTGTTTATAGCTGCTTCTAAATTCATAAATCTATTTCTAATCTCCTCTCAGGTATTGTATTATCAACACCTTTTATTGGTGTTGAATTAGTAGGGGCATTTCTAAAACCGTCTATCTGAATAACATTACAGACTGGACAAGCTAATAAAAATCCAGGAAATTCTAGATCTACTGGCTCTCGTCTTTTTATAACATAGTCACTATCAGTATAAAGAACACATTTACATTCTTTTTCAGCAGCACTAAATGGTATTAATCTAACCTCATTAGATTTGAAGACATGATTATTAATACAAACAGATAAACCTTTACAATCTTGTATTTTTGTAGGCATATAAATGGTAGGGGATATTGGAATCGCACCAATCCTCAGGCTGTGTAAAAGCCTGCGTCTACTACTAGCTTAATCCCCCATTAACTATCAATAATCATCCTCAGTTAAATTAAGTTCACTCTTAATTTTTGCCTTAGCTGCATCAAACATGCTAGATATAAAAGATAACTTGTCGGTTAGCTCATTAAACTTAGATTCAAGTCTGCTATTAACTTCAAGATCGATCATACGCTCCAGATTTTTTTGATATTGTTCTACCAACACAAGAAAATCATACTCTTTACCATCAATTTTAAGGTCAATATCAAATATATGCTTCTCATCTTCTTTTTTTATCTAAAGCATGAGTTATTAATATTTTTATTGCATCCTCACCTAATATAGAAAGAAGAGCCAGACTAGGTAGAGTACTAGTGTTTATTTTAGTTTTCATTTTGAATTTCTATAGTGTTGTTATTATAGAGTAATTCTATGTAACCTGCTTTTACTACATACTTATAATCAATTCTAACGTCAATGTCTTTCATATTAGACATAAGCATATCGGTTAAGGTATCAGATAACTGATCTATTAACGCTTGATTCTTTATTTCATAACTAATTAACTCTCCATCTCTTTCGAAAGAGGCAAATGGAACAAAAGAAGAATTACTAGTTGGGGCAATTCCTATACATATTAAAGAACCCAAAGTAATGGAATCACCTACGCTTTTTGGCAGTTTTTGCAGCATAAATTATAGGTTGGCCCGGTTCCGTTTAATCGAAAAACGACCTCTTGATTTTCAGTCAAGCGTGCAGACCTACTACACCAGAACCGGATTAAATTATTCGTTAGTAAGACAATGTTCTTGTTCAACAGGCAAAGATTCAAGCTTTTTCTGCATAAACTTTTCTACACTTAAACCAGTCTCGGCTTTAACCTGTCTTTCATGCTCTACATAACCAGTATACATCATACTAATAATAATATCTTTAACAGTTTCTTCTTCCAGCCCTGCTTTAAGCATTTTAGTGATGCATACTAATATTCTAGGTTTGGAGCCTGTCTTTTCAGTCCAGTACCAAGTTCCTAGATTGGGGAGTTCTTTTTCAAACTTATCTAATAGTTCAGTAGCGTTCATATTTTAATTATATAGTTTTTTCTTGTTTTTGTATACCGAAATGGTTTAAATATGGTTCTAACATACTCCATTTTTGTCCATCACTAATTGCTTTAATTGACCAATCCACTAAATTGACTTGAGGATTTTCACCTACCCAGATAGCTGTAATTATATAGCCTTCTTTTTCAGCTGATTCTTTAAACCTGGTTATGAAATCTAAATCTGGTTCACTTTTCTGCATTTCATACTCTATAACTTGATGTTCGCCAAATCTCTTAAAAGATTCAAACACACCAGTTGCGTGCATAAGGTCGTCCATCACTTTTAAGCCCATTATTACATTAATAGTTGTCTTTTTCATGGTAACGGATACTTATTCACTGTGTTAGTACAAAAGTTATCATAGGCTGTTTGTGAATAATTTGTTAAGTCAGTATGATTATGGAATTCATTCTTAATCATCTTACCATAAACATCTTGTGCATCTTCATAACCTGTGAGATATGCATTTATTAATATCACTTTATATTGTTCTTCTCTCTGCTTTTGAAGTAGTTTGTCTCTGTTTGCCGTATAATAACCAACGAAAATAGCAGCAATAAAGTATAATACTGCTAATGTTACCATTGCTGGAATAAATTTTATCATTGTTGTATTAAATTTGTTCATGGATGTTTGTTTTGTTCGTTTAAATTGGTACACACGACTTGAGTTGCACAAGTACAATTCGCTAATCAGGCAAATATTCTACTATTAAATTACGTGTGTATGTTTTACTAATTACCAGGCTCAACACACCTATATTTCAAGGTACTGGGCTGTATATTGCTATACTATTTACATAACCCTTTAGGACTTGTCCAGGTTGTTATCCTGACCTTCACCTATCATGTCCACAGACTTATTACTAAGTTGTTGGCTGCACGGTATCATCCAGATTCCCTGGCTCATTTCCGTCCACACTCCATTTACTAAGTGTGCGTTGTTGACTACAGTTCTCTATCTGTATTTGGTACCTACTTTGTCTGGTTAAGGACAGTTTCGGACCCGGTAACTAGTAAATAATGGTCCAGATAGTCTGAGTTGCACAGACACCACAAGCTCCCAGGGCTTGTACGCTACTATTACGCTATATCTGGTTAAATTGGAGGCAGCAGAAGGACTCGAACCCTCACCGGTGTTACCCGCACTCTCACTTCAAATGAGGGGCAATACCATTATGCGATGCTGCCAAATTACATAACTACTGCAACAGATAAATTAATATCTTTAAAATATTCAGTTTGATTAATTATACCATTTATCAGATCTTCGGCATCTTTAAGATTATTGAATTCACGAAAACTAGATTCCCAAGCAGGTTCATTAGAACAAGTCCAAGTTTTAGGATAGTTAGCCTCTTTATAAGTGACGAAATATTTCATAAATCTACATAGTCTTTAATTTCTAACTTACCATTCTGTATTATAAGATATTGAGCTACATGACAATCAATATCATAACTATTAGTATTCTTGTATTGAGTTATGTTATTGTAAGGAGTATGACCGCATAACTGATTTAGGCCATCTATTGCTACAAATTCTTGATTAAAATCTAACCAAACAATCCCTCCTACACTAGCTCTACCACCTCTAGCTTTTCCAGCACTATAAAACCAATGAGGTTGTTCTATGAGTAAATTAGTTTCAGCCTTCTTACTTTCATTGTCTAACCAAATTGATAACTCTTCCTTATTTAAAGATTGCATAGGGCTTAGGTAATAAGGATGTAGTCCAGCATGGGTACAAAGAAAGTCATCTATCCAACAATACCATCGAAACTTCTTTCTTACTTCTATTTTATCCTGTTTAAAGTACCTATTAATTACTTTCTCTTTATTTTTATGATAACCAGAGCACCAAGTCATAGGACTACTGTATAGATAATGTAGGTCATGATTGCCTTGAAGTGAAATATAGTTAGGATTATCTATATACTCAGTTATGAATTTACAAGTATCTACTATATCATCTTCTCTCCTATAATCAAATGAATCAAACAAATCCCCTAAATTAACTATAAAATCGTAGTCTTCGTGGGTTAAAATATATCTTAGTCTAGCTATATCTTGATGAACATCTGATAGTACTAACACTCTTTGCTTATTACTAGATACTTGCATAAGTTTGATTAGCTTGGTCCAATATTAGTTTAGCTTGATGCATAAGTGTATGGACTGCTTCACTATACATTAAAAATTTAATAGCACATTCTTGCCCAGCTAGATCCAACATTAATATAATTCTATCTTTACTCTTAATTATAGTATATGCATTAGCTTTGGATAAATAGATACTTGATTTATTTAAAGCTGAATATCTAGCAAACTTGGGAAATCCATCATTGGTATAGCCTGAAAAGTATACATTGATGGATACTAACTTATCCATATTATTCAATATAAAATGGTAATCCTTGACATAAATATTGTTATTTTCAACTACCCAGCCTTTAGTTCGTAATAATTGTTCAAATTTGGAATTCATAAATAAGGGTCTAATAGTCTATCTCTACAATCTATAAATGGTCTAATTACTGGTTCATATTTCTTATTATTAGTCCAGTCATTACAACCAATACACTCACTACAATCACTACAGCTATCACAACGACTACATCTTCTACAACTATTACAATTAATACAATTACTACAATAATAACAATCTCTACAACTACTACAATTACTACAATTATAACAATCTCTACAACTACTACAATCTTTACAATTAATACAACTACTACTACAATGACTACAATTAGTACAACTATAACAATTATAACAATTAGTACAATCGGTTAGGGTAGGTGAGTATAAAGTAGCTGCTTCTTCAGTATCCCAGCTATTACCTCGTTCATCATACCATCTATCGTCTCTTTTAGTTATTGTCATACTAGGTACACCATTCTAATTGAATTACCTTATCAGGAAATGCTTTACCCAACTCTAATAATTCGTAGTGTTTATAAAATTTACTATCCGGTTCCAATGTCCAGCCACCCTCAATATATATCTCCGGTCTATGAATACCATCAATAAATACAGATTCGACATAACCATCTTCAGTTATTATAGAACCAGATACGGTTAGAGCTACGAAATGATTATATTCCATTAAATCACCTATTAAGTCAGAATAAGTCTTTTTATTAGGTAAAAATTGTAAACTAGGCTTTTCCGGCCTATCACTACAATATCTACATTCTTTATCCTCACAAATTGGTTCAAGCCAGTTATCACAGTCAGGACAATAGAAAGAATCAAAGTATTCAAGATATTTTCCAGTATTATTACAGTTAGGACAAAGGTTATGGTTCATATTTAAATGGGTGCGGAGACTAGGAATTGCACCTAGTTTAAAGAAGCTTATGAGACTTCTGTAGATCTAACCTACCCTCCCGCAAAAGTTTATTTTTCGAGACGTGACTGTGCATCTAATAGTCGGCCTTGAGCCTCTATTATATCTGCAATTGCTAGTCTTTCCTCAGTTGTACGCTCTTTAGCATAAGTTGCTTTGATAACTAGTCTAAGTTCATCATCAACCAGATTTATTACATCTACTAGTTTTTTCTTACGTTGTTGTTCATTCATAAATTGACAGCCAGGGTCGTTCTTGACACGACATCAACAGCTTAGAAAGCTGTGGTTTTACAAGTGCGTTTAATAATGGGTCGCAACTACGCTAGCAGATAGTCTATTGAAGTCATCATTATAACACATAATATTAAACTACCTAGCAAATGTTGGCTGGTGTGCTTGGAGTCGGACCAAGAACCTATCGAGTAACAATCGATTGCTCTACCAATTGAGCTACACACCAACTAGATTAAATATTATCTCCAACCTGTTCCAAAAACTCTAAAACAATACTGATAGCTACCTTACCTAGCGTAGTAAGTAATATACTAGGTTTAACTTTCAAGAATTCTTTAACAAAAATACCAGCTTCAGCAGCCGTAACTTTATTAATAGCATTATTTGGATATAGACGTAGACAATTTGCTCCATTCACTGAAGCAACATAAAAACTATTACTATCACTATGCACAGTTACATAGACGTCACTATTGTACTTAATCAATTCTCCAAATTTAATCGTCTTATTATCTTTAACAACAGGCTTATATCCGTAAATAGCCTCAGTCAATTCAGCTAGCCGCAAAGTAGTATCATCTTTAGGCCATTTATCAAACAAAGCTTGGACTGTCTTATCTCCTTCAGACTCAAAAACAGCTGGTTCTTCAGGGCTATAATAACCCATGATAATTTCAGCAAAGCGTTTAATTAGTGGTGAAGCCTTGTCAATCACATCTTTAGTAGGAGTTGAAAGTGCTTGTAGGGCGGTTTTAGTAATAGGTACTTTATTCATATAGTTAGTGTTTATTTGTTGTTTGTTGAAGATTTAATGAAGTTCAACGGCTTCGGTTTTAAAATGGTGGCTGTACCTGGGATCGAACCAGGAACTCAAATTTAGAAGAATTGTATGATATCCACTTTCACTATACAGCCTAAAATTATTTGTGAGCAGGACAAAATTTCTTAACTTCACACCAATCACATAAACGTGATATATTAGTTTTGAAGTTATTATCTGTAACAGCTTTAGATATAGTATCAATATCTGTTATCAGTTCAACCTTTAACTTTTCTAATTGTTCAGCAGTCCTACTAGATACAACTTCAACATTATATAGTAGATAATGCCAGACTAAATCAATTTTTTGAGTAGCAGGATATTTATTTAAAACCCCAATAGCATAAGTAGCAAGTTGTCGGTCTGAGTCACATTCTTTCTGACTCATCATATTCTTACCAGTCTTATAATCATGAATAGCTAGATAGTCAGGCTCAATTTCTTCTATCCTATCAATTACTCCAGACATTACATACTTTTCATCTTGGGCTAAATTAAAATATAGCTTCTGCTCTAAACTCAGGGATTTGTGTTGGTTGAAAGGATGATACTTATTATAGTAGTCAGTTAGTTGTTTTATACCTAAATCAAGGTAATGTAGAGCAGGTAGGCCGAATCTAACTATCTTTATATCATTATTCCATTTCTCTTCCCATAAAACGATAAATAGATCAGTCAAATCTTTTAAAAGCCAGGTATTGCCTAAATTAGCATAGTGATATAATACTTCTAAACATTCATGCACCCTTTTTCCTAAGAATAGTTCAACTGTATCCTCTTTTTGTACTTTACCTTTTTGAAGGTAGGTAAGTTCATACTTCTTAGGACATTGCTTGTAACTTCCTATACTTGAATGTGAGAAGCGCCAGGTCATTAATCAGTGTATGTTAAGTAACGAAATTGGTTAGGTGATTGGTACAAAGAATCATTTTGCCTATCATAATTGGTATTATCACAACCTAGCCTAGTATATGGATGAACAGTAAAATAATCCACTGCATCCTTTTCCTGTTCTAGTATTGTAGTAACACATTTGATTGAGGTTGGTGATAGCTTGTTTTTGACTATATTAAATCCAATAATATGAGACAACTTAGTTTCAAGTTTATCAGGTTTTACAATATAGTCTAGTATTGTTTGTTCAATTAACTGCATAAATTTATAAGTCTGGTTCTAGTAACCTGTTTTCTACATTAAACTCTGTCCTAATTAATGGGTCTTTAATCTTTTCTTGAAACTTTTGATCAACTAATTTTCCACACAATTCACAATGATTACAGTTAGTACAACTACTACAACTACTACAATAACTACAATCACTACAAATATTACAATCAATACAATTACTGCAACTACTACAATCACTACAACGACTACAATAATTACAATCACTACAATTACTACAATCAGTACAACTATAACAATTAAAACAACTACTGCAATCATGACAATAATTAAAAATATTACAAGCACTACAACCACTACAATTATAACAAGTACTACAACCACTACAACTATTACAACCACTACAACTACTACAACTACTACAACCTATACAATTATTACAATTACTACAATCTCTACAATTAATTAGGGTAAGTGAGTATGTAGTAGCTGATTCTTCTGTTCTCCAACTATTACCTCGTTCATCATACCATCTATCGTCTCTTTTAGTTATTGTCATTTTGTTTTAGTGGCGCTCTATACGGAACTCGAATCCGTTCTTCCGGCGTGACAGGTCGGCATTGCTAACCCTTACATTAATAGAGCATAATCGTTGTTGCTAGTTTGGAGTGGATAGTGGTAATATAACTCATATGAAGATATTGATGTTACAAGCTATATTTGACACTTGTGGTTCTAGAGATCTTATACCTTTAGAATGTTGTAATTGTCATAAAACATACTACAAAAATAAAAATGAAGTGCAACGTCAGATTGCAAATAAACTTAGTTGTCGTGTGTCCGATTATTGTTCAAAACAATGCAAACCTAATGCTGCAAAACTTGTAACTTGTGCTCAGTGTGGAAAAACAAGATATAAATTACAGAAGGAAATCAAACGAACAAAACTAAATTTTTGCAATAAGTCTTGCAGCGCTAAATATAGGAATAGTCATCTAACAACAAAACAAATTAAAACTAAAAATATGAACATAAGTTTAGCATTAAAAAATCGTTACGAAAACGACGGTATTCCTCGTTTTAGATATAAAAATGGACAAGTCGTTAAAATAGTGAATAAAATATGTATAATATGTCTTAACCCATTTAAAACACACTGCAGAAAGTCAACATGTTCTTCAGCTTGTTATAAGTTACTGCAATCAAAAGTATTGAAAGGTAAAACCGGAGGCCCTCGTAAAGGTGGAGGTTGGGGTAAACACTCAGACTATACCAAAAAAGATGGTACAATAATACACTGTCAGTCAACTATGGAATATAATTTTTGCAAAATAGCCGAACAATTAAATCTATCTTATTCTAGAAACTTAAAAGGATTTCCTTATACTACGTTAGACGGTAAATCCCGCAATTACTATCCTGACTTTATTTTAAACAATATTTTCGTTGAATTGAAAGGATATATTACTAAAGAAGCAGAGTACAAAATGAAAACAGCTAAAGTGCCAAATCTAGTTATCATTAAGACTAAAAAATATGGTGGTAATTGGGAGGAAATAGTAAAAGAACCTAATTTATTAATTAAACAATTACAAGCAAGTGAGGCGAGTCGAACGCCCATTAAAGCTTTGGAGGAGCCTCATTCTACCATTGAATTACACTTGCATAAAAATGTTTCGTAATGTCACTATACTATATTAGTATATGTACCTATAACTATATTGTATCCTTAAATCTTTTGGTTTATGATTAACAAGTCTAAATTTTATTCTTCTAAGGTCAGCCATACCTTTTCTCATATAGTCTTCACTATAAAGATACGGTCCAAAAAGTCTTAAACCTTCTCTCATTATTTGTTTAAAAGTTAGGGCCTTATGCCGTTTAGTAGATCTTTTTAAGATGTGCATGATAATTTTCATTGCACCCGTTGCATTATATTTTAGTTTTATTTTCATTTTGTTTTGGTTTGGTGCACTGTGATGGAGTTGAACCACCCGAGCTATTTAGCATTCGATCTACAGTCGAATCCGCTACCTCTACGGGATAACAGTGCAAATTATTAAATTGGTGCAAACGGCTGGATTCGAACCAAGCTATCTACCGATTAAAAGTCGGTTGCTTATCCATATAAGCTTCGTTTGCAATGACTTACAAATCAATTTCTAACTTTCTTTCCAGCAATTCTGATAAATCTTTATGTATATCAGCTTGTGTTGCAACAGTTCTATATTTTAAATCATACAATTCAGGCTCATTTAGTTTCATATATCCTGTAGCAGGTGTTGGTCCTTTTTGTTTTCTTAAAAATATTTCTCCACCAGTTAGATTATATTTAGCTTCTATATACTCCTTTACTATTTCTAGTACTATAGGCAGAGGTATAGTAATAAGTTCTACATGTTCAATTTGATCATTCGTTTTAATTGGTGGTCTGCTAGGGTAACGCTCCCTATTCTGAGAATTAAGAGTTCTCTGCATCACTTTAATGCTTCCAGACCGGATTGGAACTACACAGTTACGCTCTGTGTCCTGAAGTTTGCAAAACTTCCGTGCTACTATTATCACTATAGCCCCGTTATAAATCCAGTTCTAGTTTTCGTTCTACTATATGTTCAACTTTTTCAACCGGCTTCTCCGAAAATTTAATACCAGATTTAGCTATAAGATAATCAAAAATAACCTTGGCTATTTCTTGATTACTTAATGTATCAGTTCCTATTCTAGTAATCCTAGTTCTTCTATACTCAGCAATAAAATATTCCATTTCAGACTGGGTAACTTTTATTTGAGCCAGTAATTCAGGTTTATCCGGATATTTAGCTAGTTTAGAGATTATGCTCACTAAAGTAGTATTAGGTAGTGGTTTTACCAAATATATACCTGCCTCCAAATTTCCTATAGTTAGAAAGGTAGGTCTTATTCCATCTTCTGATAAAAATGTTGTCATAGCTCCTTCACTTACATCAGATAAAGCTACTCTATATCTTTTTCCAACTTTATAGTATAGGTCTGCCATATTATAACTCTAAATCTAATTTTCTAGTTACAGGTACTTCTCGCTTTTCACCAAATCCTAGGCCAGCCAGTCTAATCAATTCATTTAAAATAGCCTCAGCTAGTTCGGAATAACTCGGAAATATTTGCCATCCATTCCCTGAGCTAGGATGTTTTTTAGAATAATCATTGTTAAATTTGACGAGGAAATCGGCCAGTTCGTCACGATTCATGATTATACTAGTAAAATCGTAGGGGTAATCCGGTATTCTAGATACTTTAGAAACTGAACTTAATGACTTACAATTAGGAACTTCTTTAACCAGCCAAAGACCTGGGCTTAGAGTCATTCTATCAACTAGTAAATTATCAGCCAAGTCTTTTAAATTTACCTTAGCATATTTAGTCTTACCGTTCTTTTTTGTCTTTTTATATAGTTGTTCCATATAGTTTAAGTTAATATTTCAATTTTATAAATACTGTTATTAGTGTATAACAAATTACCTTCTATTTTAGAGACTCGGCTAGAAGAAAAATGACCAGGAGTTTTAATCCCATTTCTAATATGTCTGAACATAAGAATAGGCTCTCCAACCTCAATATCTTTTAATAAGATTCCAGTAGCTGTATAATCTATTGGTAAACTTACATTTCCATTAAATTGTCCTGGTCTGTAGTCTGCTTTATTTGGAGTTGGATACTCTGGATTTTCAAGGGGTTTTAATTTGGTTAATGTTACAAGTGTGTCTTTTTTCATAAGTCTATTTCTAATTTTCTGTCAAAAGCATTAGCCTCCACTCTTATAATAGTATTTAATTGTGATCCTTTTTCATAAAATCTAAGGTTACTACAAATTTTACATAAATAGCAGTGAAAACAATCTTTACAATTACCACAATAACTACAACTATAACAACTACTACAATTACTACAACCTCTACAATCATTACAATCAGTACATTTATAACAACTATTACAACTACCACAACTACTACACCAATTACAATTATAACAATTACTACAACCACTACAACCACTACAACCACTACAATTACTACAATTACTACAATCACTACAAAGACAACAATAATTACAATCTCTACAATCTCTACACCATCTACAATTAGTTAGGGTAGGTGAGTATAGAGTAGCTAGTTCTTCTGTAGACCAACTATTATTGTTTTCGTCATACCATCTATTAGCTATTTTTGTTATTTTCATAAATCAAACTCCAGTTTCCTATCAAAAGGATTTTCTTTTCTAGTTTTAGATACTAAAGAGATTACCTCATTTATGTGTCTATGAATAGTAGGCCAACCGCCTGAACCACCGCTTGAACCACCGCTTGCATCAATGTTTACAAGCTCTGTATACTCTACAAACTTTAGTGCAAGCTCGTCATTATCAATACTTATAATCTTTGCTTTAACTCGATTACCAGAATTAAGAGTTACAGAAACTTCATCTCCTACTATATATTCATTCATAAATAAGGTTCAAGCCTCCGTTCACCACTTTCTGCAGGTCTGGAGTTTATAGTTTTCTTTCTAAAATGTAAGACAGTATGATTATATACAACACCAGGTCCACAACTTATATCATAATCATCTAAATTGATTGATACTTTAAACAGATTATATGGTGGTATAGTAGACCGGTCAAACTGAAACACACCATGAAAATCACCGTTTAAAAAATTTTGAAAAGTATCATGTCTAAATCCATCTCTAGAAAAAGCATAAATATCAGCAATCATAATGTTAATTGGTACTCGTGAGCGGTTCCGACCCGCTTTTTTCTGTTGGAAAGACAGAGGTATTAGCCACTATACGACACGAGCAGTTGGAGCAGGGGATTGGGTTTACACCAATACAAGACACAAGAAAGCGTCCATGCTACCATTACATCACCCCTGCTTAAAGATCAGAAATTAGTTATAGAATAAATCAATATTCACCGCACGCTATTATACTCTAGGTTCATCACCATACATTATAATAACCGAGCTGTTAATTTAAAGGCACAACAGCTAGCAGGAACGAATCCCACCTATATTGACTAGAGTATTGGTCTTGCCAATATCTGCAATACAAGAGTAACGCCTCAAACAAATTGTCACAAAAAAACCCTAGGTACTTAAACCTAGGGTGTAAAATATCAATACACCCTGTCAACTACCTTCCTTATTAGGGGAGTAGGTAGTTTTAATTGATGTAACTAAACTTTGCATTAAGTTCAATATAATTAATAGAATATGATATGTCAAATATATTTAGTGTTAGTTATAATAACACTTAGCCTATCTAACAATTCTTTTTTACATTTGGCTTCTTTCAATTTATCCCATAACTCACATAAATCTTGAACCACTTTATCTTTATGCTTTTCCAGAACATGAGTATAAGCTACTAGATCAACCACCTCTTCCCTAATATTACTTACTGTAGGTTTGGCATAGAAATTACCACCATGTTCTCTTTGACCTTTATCGTATTTGACAGTCAGTTCTTTGGCAAAAGTTTTATTAATATCCACTATTTGTTTTTTAGGGTCACTTATCATATAGTTCCTTTACAGCAAATTGCATATTACATTCCAGACATTCTAAATGATAATAGACTTCATTATCTATATTAGGCAGGTGTTCGTGTAATATTCTAAATTTCTTACTATAACATCTCATAGGTAACTCTCTAATACAAGTTAGATTTTTGAATTGGGTTAGTTTATCCATATACTCTCTAGTCAATTAACTTTAGTTTTAATTAACTGACTAGAAAATATTCATTATTTTTCGAATACATAAGTCCAATACTTACCCAAACTTTCATTAGTATTAACCTGATTTTTATCCCACCATATTGATCTAGCTATGAATGGGGGAATATTATTAGTCTTACAAGTATTAACCCAATGCTCTTCAAATTCCTTATATAAAGCTTTATTAGGTGTTTGTGACTTATCATAGCCATATAATCTAAGCATATGCACATCTAAACAAGTAACTTCAGCTTCATTAGGATAACATAACTCCAGGGCGAAGGCTGTTTTAGCATATCCTAATCCATGTATGAGATTCATTATTCTATCTCGAAAACAATCCCAAGTCTCAGCTTCAGACTTATAATATTGAGCAGGGTTATTATAGAATGATTCCTTAAACTCCCACATACCTTTGGTTCTAAGGTTAATAAGTCCTACCCCACTATAAGATATTACATCTTTTAAGGTTTGTTTATCAGGTATTACTCTACCTATCACCATCTTATAAGCTTTTATATTAGCTCGCCAACTACAATGCACAGAAAGATGACTAAATACAAATCTATTATAGTATTCATCTTTATTTACAGGTTTTATAGTATTCCAATAGTTGATATATTCAGTTACAGTTTGTCTAGGTATTTCAGAGATATAGCGTTCAATTTCAGGTTTAGTCATGGTTAAGTTTTCATAATTTTATTTTCTTTTTAATAGGTTTAATTGTTTCTAGTTTGTCTTTATTTTTGGCCCAGTATCCAATCAGCAAACTATCTGCATCTTTCTTTAGTTTTAAGTTAGGAAATAATTTCTTTCCTAATTCTAATGAAGCTTTCTTAAGTTCATTACTACCTTCTATATTAGGTAGTAATACTCTCTGCCAAGCTTTCGAATCAACCACTTTATAATCCAGGCCTAATTCTTCTAATACTATAATAGTGGCTTCAAAACATCTAGCAGCAGATATACTGGCTTTAAATCTAGTAGGATTAATAAGTGGTCTTTCTAACAGTACAATAGTATCTTTAGGTATGTTCCAATTAACTAATAGTATTCTAAGAGCTGGAACATCCACTCTAGTTATATGTTGTTCCTCTTTCTGGTAGTTTATAGTACTTTTAGTAGGGAACTTTTCGTATCTAACCAAATCATTAGGTCCAAACATAGCGATACCTGTGCTGCCTGTACCATTATCTAAGCTGAGAATGTAGTCTGACATAATTGATTAATATGCCAGACTACACACTAATGTCAATATCTAACTAGCTTCATTTCAAAACTGTTATTATACAAATTCATATTGTCATCTAATACTAGATATTTACTCAAGATTTCTGGAGGGTATAATGAGACATCCCACCTCTTATTAGTATTAAGGAACTTATAGAAGTTAGCACCAAAAGCAATATTAGCGTAATTCTGGACACTATCTAACCAAGCAGCAAGTTTATCATAAGCTATGGTTTTAGGGTTCTTAGCAGCAAAACCAACATTCATGTAAGGTAATAGAACGAAGTAATCAATTTTGCCGTTATATTCATTATAGAGTGTAATTAACCTATCTACTGAATCTTCATCTGATACTATAAAATGAATATTAACCTTAAGTTTACACTTAATAGCCAAATCCAACGCTTTCCTCCAATCATCTTCTAAATGAGGGTGTAGAGTTATTGCTACTCCACCACAATGTTCTCTAGTCTTGTTAACTACATTTTCATCAAATAGAACTCCGTTAGTAGTATAGTTAGGAACAATATCCAAACTTTTTAGCAACTTCATTGCATCCCAGAATTCAGGATGCTCTAATGGTTCTTGCTGCCCACCAACAGCTACCTGGAAACAACGTTGGTTCTCTGTCATTGAACCAAAATACTTCTCAATCTTGCCTACTATATTAGAATAGTGCTTACCTTTAGGATTTCCTTTAGCATAACACCATGGACATTTTCCAGTTACACACTTATCACCAAAACTAAGGTCATAGAATTCTGGATATCGTAATTCTGTGATTGGTTTAGAAGGATTAAGCGGTATTCTTAATGTTTTACCATCAAAGAATACCGCACTATAATTCGCTTCTTTTTCAATTCTTCTTTTTATTTTTAACATGTTTAATCATCCATCGTAGCGAGCTTCCATACAAAATAGACTAGTTAAGCTACTTAATATTTCAGCTGCTTGTTTAGCTGCCAAAGTGTTAATCTTGGCTTTTACAGTTATATGTATATCTCTATATGCATCTGCTTCAAGTTCCATGTCAAAAAATTCTTCTACTGTCTTTTTAGGTTCACCTTCCTCCTCACCATGATAATAATTCTTATAGAAACTTTCTTTATCTATGGTAATATCAAACAAATCCTCACACTTAAACGTACTACCAGCCACAGTTAAAATATTATCAACTAGTTTGGTAATTGATTCTATTGTCTTCTGTGTAGCTTGAATGTAGATTTCTGTGCTACTATTCGTAATTAGATCAACGAAACTATGTACTGTAATCTTTAATGTATTTATCATGTATTTAACCTATGTGATATCGTCTAGCTGAAAAATATTCAGCTATTTGTTCAAACAATGAATAAGGAATGGTGTTATCATTAGCTGAATAGATTAGAATTTGACCTTTATGGATAGAAAATTCATATCCGTTAACCAAAGTAAAGAAGTCAAATAACTCAGCCAATTCTTTGGGTATTTTATCCTCGTTAGCTTCAGCTTCACTTACTATTCTATGAAGCCCAACAAACTTACCTCCTTGCTCTTTTAAGTGATCTTCTTTAGCTTTATCTGCCCAAGTATTCACTAAATCAATATACTGCTCAGCCTTGTTTAATTTAAGGAATTCAATAAACAAATCAACTTCAGTTCCTAATGTTTCTACACCTACCTGAGTCCAAATTCTATTCTCTTGTTTCCAATAATCTCGATTTTCTTCTTCCCGTTTTTTCTGTTCTTCCTTTGTCTCATCCTCCTCATACTTACGACGATTTACAATGGCAGGATGTTCTTTTCTCAGCTTATTTTCTTCAATTTCAGCTTGGATATAAGAATCGGGCCTTTGCCTTTGTGAAACATATTTATAATTATCGTCTTCCCAATGATAATTATGATAATTAGCTACTACATCTTTAGAGAATAACTCCTTATCATATGTATATTTGGCTATTTCCACTGGCTTAAATACTTCGGAAAAAACATACTGATTAGGAGTATCCAGCATCTCATTATGGTTTAGGAGGAGCTTCTTTAAAAGCTCCTCGACCATTTCAACTGATTTCTTAGTACTACACACGAATAGCTCGGTACTACTATTTGTGATAAGGTCTACAAAACTATGGGGTGTTATTATCAGGAGTTGTTGTTTCATTTTCGTTTTGATGTTCAATTATTTTTGTGGCCTCACTTATGTTTGGAGGAGATTCAGTTTTAGTCATGGTTTGTAACGGATTAAAGACTACTGACATCTGTTGCTCAAATGGCATGCTACTAATTCTGACTACTTTCTCAAATGTAGTTGTACTTGAGTTTGCAGTCTGTTCAGCTGTCTTAGGTACTTTAACTTCAACATTTGTAAGCACTGCAATATGAGACTTGACTGGCTCAATAGGTTCCTCTACTTTGATCTTCTTTCTTACCAGCTTAGCTTTAGTCTTGGATTTTATCTTAGTCTTTACCTTAGCCTTGACTGGTTTGACAATTGGTTTGACAATTCGTTTAACTACTTTAGATTTCTTGATTAATTTCTTCATAATGATTTCTCTTCATCTTTCTTCTTCTTACGTTTAGTAAGTCTTTCAGCTTCAACTTCTTCCACTACTGCTTGAGGTGGAAGAGGTCTGATTCCAAAAGCAGTTCTAATAGCCTCCTTAGCTTGTGTACTATGGGCTATCATATACCCTAAATCCCTATCATAATAACTTTCTTCAGTACTGAGAGGTTTTTCCGTACCATCTTTATCAATATAAGTCATTCCAGGTATGTTCCATGAGTACCTAGGACCTTTAGCAGTAACCAAGTCTTTATAACTTTTAGCTAATGTTTCAGATACTAATGGAGAATACCAATCAATACCACCCTCAATATATAGATCGAATCTAATTCTTTGGGTATTGCCTTCCCTCCCTAACTTATTTCTAGTACAGGTTATTTGATGAATGGAGCCAAATTTCCGCTCAGGACCATCATCTTTTCCTTCAGCAGTCAAATCCTTAATCTTTTCCATTTTAATTTGATATGTACTGCTAAATCTAGGTGCTTCTCCACCCATCATACTCTCAGCTTCACCACCAAACGGAGTAAATCCACCTACCGCTTTCTTTAACTGGTTCAATGCCAGAAACACACAACGCTCATTTGCTAAAGGATGTTCCATCTCTCGATAAAACCTACTTAGCAGTCTAGCATGTGCTCCTGGCATTGTATCAGTTACATTATTAGAGGTGTCTTGCTCATATTCAGTTGTACTACCAGCAATACTATCTAAACAAATCAAAATAGGCATCTGTCCATCCGGATCTAGCTTACTTAAATTCCTAATAAATGATTCAGCTATACTTAATGCTTCTTCCAATGTCTGAGGATGAATTAACATTACACTATCCAAATCCACACCCTGGCTCTTAGCGTAATCCAAGTCAATGGCATTTTCAGTCTCAAGCCAGATTACTTTGCCATTATTCTTTTGAAATATCTTGGCAATTTCATAGAATAAGGAAGTCTTGGAAGAACTCTTTTTACCATATACTAGATAAAATCTGCCGTAAGCTAAAAACCTTCTATCTAATATATATTCTAGAGCCGGATTATCTACTATTAATCCAATAGCTGGCTTTTCTTCACTAGCTAGAATAAACTTGGCATTGGTGTCTTTAAACTTCTTCTTAAACTGATGTTCTGTAGCTTCCAGCAATTTCTGGAATATTTCGTCGTTATTTGTAGGCATAATAAAAGGGAGCACTAATTAATATTAGTGCTCCCAGAGTTACTTATTTAACTTTATTCTTCAAGAATTCCTGCGCCCGTTTCAAAACATCACTATTACTAGCTACTGGTTCTGAAGCTTTAGGCTCAGTATTAGCTTTTGGAATACTTACAGTTGGTGCCACAGTTTTAGCTGTGTTAGACCTTGGTATGGAAGCTACCGGATTCTCATATACTGGAGGTACTTCTGACCTAACATCTACTTCTGGAGTTTCAGGAGTAGATGTAAATTCAGGAGTGAGACCATCTGAATAACCTTCCAAGCCCTTTCTAAATATATCCACAGGTACAAGACTCTTAAGCTCATCAATAAGCGCTTGTTTATCAGGATATGCAATAACTTCATCCAGATTATACAAATAATCAGTATCTGCCAATTCACGAGGCAAAGGATAAGTCTTTTGCGTCTGAATAGCTATTTTCCACGGTTGACCCTTCACTTTCAAGTCTAGCTTGATATTGATTGGAACAGCATGCTCATAGTCAGTAATATCTAGATTTGGTGAACCATCTGCCTGCTTCCCTCTCACATGTTCATCAATCACACTAGCACCACCAGATTGAGGCAAATCCAAAACATGAACACCAGCGCCATAATCATTGAAGATAGCAGCATTATACAGCACTCTCCAAGCAGTCCTACCCCAAACTGGATAAATCCATTTCTTTCTGCCATCTTCCTCGATCTCCCTACTCTTAGCCATATCAGGAGCAAATTGCAGCACTTTATTTGCAAAATACTCAATTGGACAGTTAGGCTGGATAGCAAATTTCTTTTTATACATGCTCACCCCGTAATTATCACGAATCTTAACCGGTTTATACCACACACCATTACCAGCACTATCTTCTTTATATGCCCCTAAAAGGAATAGGTAAACACCATTCTCCTTATTCTTAAAATCCACTATCCGGGTATTGGACTTGATATAGGTTGCAGATTTTTGGGTAAGTTCACTACCTTCAAACGCTTTACTTGCACGAATAATTGCCATATTTAATTAGTTATTAGTTATTAGTTTATTGTCATTGTTTATATTTTAGTTTTGAAGGGTTGGTATAGATTATATGCCAACCCTCGCTTTAATTTTCGTATCTCATATTACAAAAGAAGAACAACAGGGTCAAGCTGTAATTCATCTCTAATATAATTGAGAAAAGTTTGAGTCATCATAGCAGCGATTATTTGAGGAGTTACATGAGAAGTTTTATTTTTCTTGTCATATTCCAACAAACATCCAGTACGTTCTTTACTATCATTAATTGCCTTTTCCAATACCGTTCTACTCAATTTAGAGTGATATAGTCCTACCTGTCTAGAACTACATCTTCCATCAATCCACATCAAACTAGGGTGATCGAATCCATACTTGTAGAGTGAAGACCTGAAGGACATGGAATCTACAGCGCTAAAAATAACATCATAGTTCTCAAAATCCTTAACCTCCATAAACCTTTTATTAGGATTTACAAGATTTAAGCACTTTTCAGCCACAATGTCAGCTTTGTATCTACCTATATCATCATCTGTAAAATCTTGATGAAGAAGATTAGAGGCGTCGACGATATCGATATCGAAGGTATCAACTGTACAACCACTAAAGTCAAATTGATTACGTTTAGCTCCATAATCAAACAAGAATCTAGTTAAAAAAGCCCCAATTCCGCCTTGTCCTGCAATTCCTATCCTATCTATTTTTACTTTAGATTTCATTTAGATTTATCAGATTTTACAAGCCCTCTTATTTCAATTATCTGGTCCAATTCAACTGAGGCATCAATTATATACGCATCTAAAAGAAAAACTGCTACGGTTGGATCACCTAGAAACCATGGATCATTATATTCAACTATAATTCCATCAACAGGTTCTTCTTCATCCTCATATTTAACAGTACAAAAATGCCCAACTGATGAAGGATCTATTTCTATAACAGGTTTAGTTTCAGTATTAGTTTCAGGTTTAGTTTCAGTATTAGTTTCAGTATTCATAAATTTTCAGATTCAATCCATTTTTCAATTTTATTATCTCCTTTAAAGCCATTAAAGTTACTTACATTAGTAAAAATCCACTTACTATCAGAACCATCTTTAACATAGTTTGGGTTATAATCAAATCTATTCAACTCTCTATCAGGAGCATAGATAAAGTTAACCGGGAAATTAGTGAACAATTTTGAGACATCAGTATTGCTAGGTAATGCTCGCATACCTAAAGGATGAGTATGATAACTAGCAAAGACAGTCCAGGTATCATCAAATGTTCTAGCTGCAACCTTATTATTAAATTCACTTGTTTCAGCTATATACAAACCTTTAGCGGCATGCGTACCGGTTAAGGCATTAGTAACTGGTACAAATTCATAGTTATCCACACCAACTTCTTTTAATATAAATCCACCTTGTTCTTCTAATAAATCATCATCATATTTGGATATGGCATGTAAAAGGCACAGGTTTAGAGATGCTAATGATTTCTTCTTCATATTCTTTTACTCTTGAAATGATTTCCTTTTTTAGGTCGTCAGAATTTTGTGTTTGCCATTGATCAGAATGTTCAATTATTAGTTTAAAACACTTTGAAACTACTTCTAGTTCATATAGTTTTCTATTCAATCTTATGGAGTCTGGTTCCCTTTCTGACGCTGCTAACTTAAGTGGATTTACTATTGGAGGAACTCCCCAAAATAATTCACCTGGTTCATCTATTGGTTTTAATAGATAAATAGCATGCTTTACTTCTGAAGGCTGGTTTTCCCAGTCTTCAGAAATAAGTTGTGCTAGTTGATAACAGGTCGCGAAGGTTAAATCTTCACGAGTCATATTTTTTTATCTTTGTAATGTGTGAATTTGTTTAGCCATCATCTGGTCATTATGTAGCGCGAATATACGAGCTACTAATGCATCTCTACCTACACCCATATCTCCTTTATTAACTACACAGAAATAAGGATTAGTAGCTTTGGGGTCATTATCGTAAACTTTATGGGTACCTTCAGCTTCAACGAAATAAGTTCTCATCTTTCCTGGTACTATATAGCCAACCTTGCCGTCTCTAGTACCTTCTTTAGAGTTAGTTAGTTGACAAGCTTCTTTCAACAATTCTTCAGATTTCTTTTCAGCTTCACTCAGCTCATAATTAATGGAACCTATCAATGCCTTCTTATCCTCTTCAGTAATATCACCAGCAAATTCAGCTAAAATAATTAATAGTTCAGTTGCACATTTGTTAGTTCCTGATAGTGGTAGATAGTAACCTTCAGAATTTCGACTATAATCATGAACATAATTCATATAATTACTTCTGTTCGCCTGTTCCACCCTTTTAATGAATGCTGCAAATTTACCTATTCTATACTCATTAGTCGAAATGATCTTAGACTTATTCTTACTATCATATTGATTCACTATTAGATAGAAACCCTTCTTATCTTTATGAATAAACCTTAGCTTAGGATGCTTCATAGTAGCCTGTTTACCGTAACTATTCCTGTCACTCTCTAAGTAAACAGTTTTAACTGGCATACCATTAGACCAGATATCACGAATCTTCAATGAATGCCTGGATACATTAGAAATAAACTTGTCAAAGTTCTTTACATTATCCTCGCCTTCAACTGCTTGATAACAACTAGCTCTTTTAAGAACAGCACTCAGCTCATCTACATTGATTAAGTGATCATTTACCGCCCTCCTAGTATTCTCAGTAAAACAACTCACCTTTAACGGAATATCATTGATTTTAAATGAGAACGATTTGGCTGCTGAACAGCCAGACCCATCAGCATTAAGTGGCAAGTTTCTGAATTGTTCATTAACCCAATCAGTATATATGTTTATCAATGTGAATATATCCCATTCCGTTTCATTGGGATTTAGTTTAGCAAAGACAACTTCAGCTAGATTATTGGCTTCTATTGTTACATGACCAGCTATATAATCAGCTTTGGTAGCAGTTATCTTGATACCGTTAAGCTCAATAAACGGACTTTCTTTCCTAGTCAATTTACCAATCATTACATTAGTGGTATTTTTGCTAAAGTCTTCCTGTATCTTGGCTTTTCTAGCTAAATAAGCTTCTCGATATCTGGCTGGAATAGCTTTCTCCACCCTTAACAAAGCTAGTCTACTATCCTTACTAGGAATAAATGCTTTGTTCTGTAATATATCATCTATGGCGGGAGGATAGATGGAAGCTGCTGCAATTATATAGTTCATATCCAAAGTTATAGCATCTGTGACAAATGTACGGCTATTACCCTCCATCTGTTCTCCAGCAGAAGCAAATATTATGATATGCCCTTTATCTATATAATTAAACCAGGGAGTGTTTTCATCACCACAGAAAACAATCTTACCATTGTTATAAAGACTGCCCAAACTACATACTCTGATAGTCCTAGCATTTACCACTCTTTCAAGGACAGTATTGTTTATTAAGTAAATTTTTACATTACAATTAGTTGAATCAAACACACTATTAGCATAAAACTTAATTGAAGTAATGTTTTGTTTATACACACTTCCACTAACTATGCAACAGTTGGGATTTCTAAGCAACTCATCAGTTATAACCCCACCTCTAATAGCATCTACAGGTATAGGGTTGGGAGCAGCTGACCAAACTGAGGCTAATTGGTCTAAAGTCGTAATATTCTTAAAAATTGGATGAAAGGTTACTTGATATGCTGAATTCCCTTGATCATCACTAACATATTTTTCAGATCTATTTATTTCATAGTCTAATTTGGCTTTTGTTAGTTGAGCAAAGTAATTAGCGTAATATTGAAAGTTTTCAGGTGAGATAAAAGACATAGGTTTAAATTAAGTGGAGCAAACCTACTAGTATTAGATTTGCTCCGAGGGTTCCGCGTTTAGTTCGCTCCACCAGCCAAAGCACCAGTAATGAAAATTAAAGGGTCTTCGAATTGAGTGAGAGCTTTATGGAGTCTAATCGTATCACTGAGCAATCCTTCCGTATCATTAATATCCTTGGCGAATAGTTCAAAAGGAACTACTCCGTTTTCACCACGTACATTAATGTTCTTACCATTTGTAAAATTATAGGTAAAAGCGGTCTTGATTGCATCATCAATAGCCTGTTCCAAAGTAGTGTGTCCAGTTTGGTCCAGAATCTTGATTTTAACGATAATAGGTTTAGTATCAGTCTTGTTCATAATAATTAGTGTTTAGTTAGTGTCAGTTAATCCTGTTTATTGATTAATTGTATCACGACACGATAAACAGGTCACGAATTATTTTAGACCAGACTTTTAATTTTGTGGTGCTTTTTGTGGGGAATTTTGATTTTATGGGTAGCTTCGCCAGACATACCCATCATTTAACATCTTTAAAATATCTAAATTAACTATCTTTGCTGCTTTACCGAATTTACCAGCAGTAGAAGCAATTCTTACTCTAGTTTCTCCTTGATAAGTTCTAGAACTTGCCCTATGAGTACATATAATAGCTATATTTCTATCTGCCAACTTCTGCCAATAAGATTTAGTCGAATTAGGTAGATATGTCCAATAACTAGCCCTGGTTAATACTTGATTACCCATATAGATATGTTATTTACGACATTTTTGTTATATGATATAACCAACCTAATATATCATGAAATATACAAGGATATGTTGTAATAACTACTAAGATAACAGTAAGACCTACAATTACCTTTGTTAAAAACTCATTAATATTTCGTCCTTGTCCTGTAAGATATGCAAATCGTTTATTAACATTTATTGTAGTTAATGTATACTGAGCCGATGCAAGATTTATAATATTTTTATCAAGTTCACTTAATTTTTCTTTTTTTTGTAGCTTAGCAATTACCTCAGTTACTTTAGGTATTAATGCATAAGCACTCCGACATTCTTCATCTATATGTTTTAATTGTTCAGCAACAGAACATCTAAGGTCTGTATGTTCCCAATTTCCGGTTAAATAATCGTATAGTTTTTTCATATAAATTAATCAATAGAATTCAGGTCATCGGAATCTATCTCGTTTGCTAAGAAGAATGCTTTCCTCAAATCATCTATATTGCTGCCTAAAAAATCAATTAACATATCAGTTCTAAATGATATTAGAGCATGCACGAACTGGGTAAATGCTATCGGTTCTCTACTATGCGCATCTGTCCCATAAATCCTGTCAAACTTCTCCTTTGCCAAAGATAATAATTCATCAATATTATCTCTGATGTAATCCACTGTTACGCTTGTTTCTTCATTTATCATAATTTAGTGTAAGCTAAATGCTATATTTCTTAGTTGTATCTTATCTGTATAAGTGAAACACAACTTACATTTGGCACAAGCTCCTTTATCTTTAGTATTTTCTATCTTCCCGTGAGTTTCCGGGCAATTAATAAACTTAATATTGGTAACATCTCTAGGTCCCATAAAAGCCACCCCTACATTATTATATCTATATCTCAATTCCTCATATATCTTTAACCCTTTATCCTTATTTACCGGGTCTAAACTAAGATATACTGCTAAATTTGAAGCCTCAACTAAAATAGGTACAAAGTCAAAACTTCTAGTATATACCCAGAATCTTATTTCTGGGAATGTACTACAAGCTTCGACCATAGCCCTGGCATAGTCTTCGGAAAAGAAATCGCCGGCCCAATGAAGTCTATAATACCAATTCTCCTTCTTATTGTTATCTTTGAATGTTTGAAAAGTTCTAATAAGTAACTCTGTCATTTCTGGTTGGGTTTTTCCCACCAATAATTCAGAATTACTTGTTAAAACTTTTCCCACATTCTTATAAATCTGCACAATCTTGGAAACATAACAAGTCTGGCGTTTAAGCCCATCTCTTATATCCAAACAACCGCCAGGACCACAAGTTGCACCAATACATGTCCCACCATTCTTAGGTGAACCGTGTGTCAATCCAAACGTATTATTATGATTCGGAATAAATCTAACTTTGCTATTATTAGATGGTTTTAAAGTACTTAACATAATTAAAGAAAGCTCCTTAATTTCAGTAATTGAATACTTACTATTAAGGAGCTGCTAAATTAAATCTTCACCTTAGTTGAATTAAGCTTATAAACACCACGTTTAACATTCTCAAGTGCTTTAACTGTTTTACCAGTTTGACTAAGCCAGCTAGTAATCTCTTTAGCTTCTAGTTTAGCTCCAGTAGCAATCTCTTCACTAGTTACTTCCTTATCATGATTATTGGCTAGAAACTCAATCACAGCCTTGGTCTTGGTAGTTAATCTTTGAAATTGCTCAAGCAGCTTCTCCTTCAACTTATCTACATCTACTACTGGAATAGATACTGCCTCCTTCTCTTCCTTCCATTCAGACATAGGCATTGAAGTAACTCTAGCCGGTTCATCTTCAAACCCTTTAGAAAGTTCAGTAATAGGTTGATTAGGATTATCTACCGCAGACTTACCACTAGCTACTTTCTTATTAATGGTTTGGAGTTCTGCTAGTTTGGGGTCAACTATAGTATGAGTACAAGCTTTAAGGTCTTTGAGGTCTTCAGAGACTGTAGTATGTACAATCATGATATTAGGATCAATTTTAATAGCTTCAGCAAATCTTAGGACTTGGGAAGCTAGCTCTTTATAAGCAGCTCTTACTACTTTGGAGTCACTCGATTCTAAAGGAACTGTAAATAGGAGGCTGATTTTATTAGTTGGGACAGGCATAGTTTAAGTTAATTGATTAGGGTTAAATTTGTATATTCCTCTAGAAGTATTTTCTATTGCAGGAATCTTTTTAGCTGTTTGAGATAACCAGGAAGTCAGTTCTTGTTTAGTTATTGAAGCTCCTTGGGCTATCTGGTCTACGGTAAGGTCAATACCAGAATTTTGAACCATATATTTGATTATTGCTTCACTTTTATGGGTTTTCTTTAGATCTTTGAAAATTTGATCTATTAAAGTTTGTTCACCATTAATCTGTGTATTATTTGTTTCTTGAGGTGGGGGCCAGCCAGCACTGGGCGATACAATTATTGGAGCTGATAAATTAATCTGAAGAATAGGTAAATCTTGTCTAATATAATGATAGATGGTTTCAGGATCAGCCTTAATTTTGTCTGCTACATTAAGAAGTTGATTACGTAAATTCTCAACCACTATACCTAAACCTTTGTCATTACTACTAGATACAGTATCTTTAAATGTTATGTATAAAATTGGGTCATCCATAAGAAAAAGCCCCAACAACTAGATGTTATTGGGGCTGAGGTTATTTACTTAACTTTTATAGGCTGGCAAGACTTGAGCAAGATCCATAAATTCGTCAGAAGCAAGCACCAGTCTTACAATCTGATCGAATTCTTCACTAACACTATATTTGGTTGAAGAACCATCACCCTCTACATAAAGAATTTTAAACTTCGAATTCAACCTTATAATAGTATCTTGGCTAGTCCGGATATTACTTTTAATAGTATCAACTCCGTTACTAGAGCTAAATGGATTCTGTATTCCATAATACCCCCACAAAGCCAATGCTACTTTAACATTTTGAGGTGTAAGAATGGTATTCTCAGAAATGAAATTACCTCTATCAAGATAGGTAGCTCTTACTTCACTTACAAAGTCTTCATTACTTAAAAGATCGTCAATTACTGTCAACAAGTCACGTGTATAAGGAGCAGGTACTACATTCTTCTTAGCCTTAGCCTTAACCTTATTCCTGAGCAAAGTACGGTTAGGCTTTGAGTTTGTAGTCTTAACCTTAACTGCAGGCTCAAATGCATTGTTGGTAATATTATCAATTACCTCACTCAGCTTCTCAAAGTTCTCAGTGAAATTTGAATCAGCTGAAGCATAAGTACTTTCTGGCACTGTCCTACTAACCCTATTAGTATTTACCGGAATCTCATTAGTTGAAATCTTGGCTGTACCAGACGCTGACAATACATGCTTTTGCAGGCTAGTAATCAGTTCTTGTGATGCACCAGTCAAGATTACAATGTCGGGGTCAATGGTGCTTTGATTGACACGTTTAGTATTTAGATTAATTATTAACATATAGTTGTTGTTATTATTGTTTGTTGTTTGCTATAGAATCAGACTTATTTCCAATTCCAGCATTTATTATTGAAGTCCCAGACCGTCTCCCCATGAAAAGCCTCCTCCTTACATTTCCATCTATCTCCTACTGACATTTCCATTCCTAAAGTATCACCAGTAGCTATTTTACATTCTTTAGTAAAGTAGTTCTTACAAACTTCAGGAAACCAATTATCTTTCATAACATCTTTATGTACAAGATAATATGCAGCATCATGAACACTATTTACTGGTTTAATCCACTTCATCCAGACCCCTTCTTTAACTAGATAACGTTTCATAGTTACACATATATCCCACATAAACAATGCTAATTCACTAGCAGGTGGAAAAGCCAAACTTTCATTCTTCCAACCAGCCAATATTCTAAAGTCATCACTATCTTCGAAATGGTATTTTAAACCTCTAGCATTCTCTATATACTTATATTCTTCTACTTGCTGCATACATTGCTTCCTAAACTCCATATATTGTGTATATTGCTCCCATGTCTTCAAAGCATATTCGATACGTTGAATAGGTAGATAAATGCCACTTTCTGCATAAATCTCTGCTTGAATAGGCATTGAGGCAGCTAATAGTTCTGAAGTGTATGATACTCTAAATGTAATAGACTTTGCTGACACATATTTAGAATAATCGTTTTTAGTTACATTTGGGTCTTGGAAATACTCTCTAGCTTTGGTTAAATGAAATCCACCACTAAGAATGTCATTTATATATTTAGGGTCTTTACTTAGGAATGCTAATATTCCGAGGTCGGCACTGGCTATGTCGATCTCAGCCCAATACCAATCAGGGTCCCCGGAATAGAATATATGTCTAAGATTACTTGGTATTAGATGATAATTCTTCTTTTGGTCATCTTTACTCATTAAACTATAACCAGGCACAAATATATTAGGGATATTACTTAACACTTTGGAAGCTGGATTCTGTACATTAGGCTTGCTACTACTTCTAAAGTTATCCAAGCATTCATAAAAACTTGGGTGAATCTTGCCATCTTTACAAATAGCCGCCCAATATGAACTCTTTTTGGCATCCTCGTCAGCATCACCTTCCAGATCTGCTTCATCTATTTCTTCAAACTCAGTACCAGTTTTACACAAGAACTTAGTAGCAAATACTCCTACTCTAGTTAAATCTAATAGATTCTTAACTATAATATATTTATCCTGTATTAAGTTATCTGGTTGTGGTTTTTCCAATTCCTTCTCTAGATCGAAACATATAGTACTTAATGATTTACTATTAGTACTAGGAGAATAATGCTTCTTTGTACCTGCTTTTTGTTGATCGTACCAAGCTCTGGGTTTAATCTTTCCTTTTTTAGTATAAAAGGCTGGGGCTAAACCGAGTACTTGATATAATAACTTCTTCTTTTGAGGTGCACTAGCTGGATTAAAATCTGGGAAGATACCAGTTAATCTAGTTTTTAATATATCTTTAAGTTCTTCATATTTAGATACATATTGATTAGTCATTTCTTCCATTTTCACCAAATCTATAGGTATCCCAGCTAACTCCAAATCCATGAAATAATGAGTTAAAGGTAGATATGTATTATAAAAGTAAGTTCTTACTTTCTCTGGTAACTTATCCATACTTTCCTTCATAGCTAAACAAGCAGTCCTATGAGCTACTGCATCACCACCACAATACTCATAAAAGAAATCAGGCTCTAATAACTTTAATTGGGCTAACTCTTCCCACTTCAACCCATGCTTTTTGAGGAGATCTGGCATCTCTTTATAATAAGGTTTATAGTTAGTGAAGTACTTAATACCAGTTTCTAGACCTTTAGGATACCTACTATCTAAGAATCCACAAGCTTTCATACCATCAAAGAATAGAGTGTCATCAGATAAATTAAACCCTCTCAATTTAAGCCTTTCATCATCAACTCTAATATTCCAACCCATTCTTTGTACTTGTGGATGTTCTAATAATGGCTTTACTGTATCAAGTAATTCTTTATTCTCAGTTACACCATCTTTTGAAATATCCAATACAATAGCTACATTAGGTTCACAAGAATACTGAAAAGTATACATGACCTCATCATCAGTCATCTTCTTCCCCTTCCATTCTCCATCATAACCTACTAGGAATGCCTTCTTATCTATATATTCTTGTATAATAACTTTACTTAATTCAGGGTCATCTACTACTAGTTTATCATATCTAGTATAATCCAGCTTATCTTCTATAAATCTTTTAGCTAGAGTAAACACCTCTCTAAATGCAGACCTTAGTGTAGGGTCCTGGCCAACTATCATTCCAGGAGAATAGTTAGGTAACAGCTTGCAGTCATAAGGACAATCTATAATATTGCCTAAATAACTAGTAACCTTGCTTTTCTCTTTCTTAATCCTTTTAAACGGCTCAGCTCCTAAAGTAAGGATCAATCTAGGTTTAACTGTTTTAATCTCAAAATCCAGTACACCGCTACATTGTTCAATCATCTGTTTAGTAGGCTTTCCGGCTGAACCTACATCAAATTTAACCATAGCAGTTAAATAATAATCAGATTCTTGAAAGCCGGCCAAATCCAGGGCTGCTTTAAGTTCATCACCATTATCCCCAGCTAATAAGTTACCAGTTTGTAGAGCATCATAACTAGGATAACTAAGAACTAACATCAACTTGGCTTCGTGATCTCCTGAAGGTTGTATAAATGAAGCTCCAGCTACTCTATATGTATTATATTCTGTTAAAAATTCATCAATTGTCATCATAATTTTATCTGTATCCATTCTCCTTCTACATTAGCATATAAATGTTTGCCTAATTTATAATCTAGAAGTGATTCAATACCTTTAGTAAAGTAAGCTGGATAATTAATAGTGTCAGGTTCATTATCTTTATAAACCTCTCCTTCTTCCGGCTCTAATTCTAATTCATGGTCATCACTATAATACTTCTCAATGCCTTCTTTATCAAATTCGATGAGGAAAAGGGGCTGGTCTATATAATTAATGAAAGTATGTTGTTCAAATTCACTCTGTATATAAATATGTCCCTCTTCCTCACCCAACTTCCTAAAAGCTTCAATTAGTATCTTATTCAACCAGCCTAAATATAACGTATAGTACCTATCCTTAAATGGGCATAAGAAATAGTATAAGGTATCTTCATTAAGTGTTTCTCCCATAAAATTTAATAAGTGACTGGTCTAATACCAGTACGATCTACTTCTGTCATGGTAGAATTTTGATATGGTAAGTCATTAGTAACTAACGTGGATGTTACTGTCATATATTCAAATTCAGTCTTAAGAGTTATTTTAAAGTCAGCTGAATGTCTTATTTTTAAAGGAAACAAGTTTATCTCATCACTTTTATCACCAGCTCTGCCTACACCTAAAACCAAGTCTGGCTTATTTACTATTGCTTTATAACCTTGAATTTCATCTATAGTAAAATATGCCCTAGTCTTGCCTTTAGCTTGATGCTGTACCCACAATACAAATCCTTTACCACCTATTTGTTTATGTGATAATTGGTCTAACTCAGCTGCAGTCATACCTTCAATCTCATAAGTCTGCATATTCTTTCTTATAGGTGCATCTGGAGTTATGAATTGTAATTGATCTAGCATTACTAGTTCTGGTATAAAACCAGTTTCTTCATAGTTTTGTTTTAACAATTCATATAGCAGATTAGGAGTTATAGCACCATCAATCCCCTTTAAACCCATTAAACAGAGATTATCTTTTAAAAATTTTATTTTCTCAGTAGTTAATTCTTCATTAAACTTTGATTCCAATTCTATATTAGCACTACCTTGTCTTAATTGTCTATATGGTATTCTAAATACTCTGGAATAGAATCTTTGGCTTAAATCATCTTCATGCTCTTCACAAGATATATAAACCGCCTTTCTACCCATTTCCGCAGATATACCCACCATATTAGTACCTACAGCTGTATTATGTGTTACTGTAAAATCCCCCAAAAGATAAAGATGATTACCTGATAATTCAAAACCATAATAATCTCTATCGTTTATAGGCTCAACAGTAAAACCAACATGTAATACATCTTTAATCTGCTGTCTTATCCCAGCCCGCTTTCTAATAACTTTACATGGAATTTTATTTACGTGTCCACTTATATTAACTCTATATACTTTACATCTGTATATTGATCCATCCTCTCTTTTCATAGTAGCTATTTTAGGATAACTATATGCTGCGAACCCTAAACTTCTAGCTAAATAAAGAATATCTTGACTCAAACCTTCATACTTAGTTACAACTTCATAAAAGTTATGATGTAGATATCCATCAGTATCTATAATACCAGCTAATAACTGCAACCTATTACTTTCAGAGTTAATCAAATAATCACTAGGAATTCTCTTTTGATTATTACCATTAGCTCTTTTTATTTCATTACGAAATATATTTATTTCAGGTTTTCTACTAAAACAATAAGTAATATCATACTGTCTGACCTTATATTTATTGATTTTAGCCCATTCCATCATTACACTAATAATTTCTGGATCAGTATTTGTAATCTTCGGTGCTGCTCGTGTTCCATCTCCTATCCAACAACCGAAGATATACGGGTCCATATTCAAAGGTTTAACAGGATAATCAACACCAATTCGATATAATTTAAGACAATCTTTCTTAGTTCTTATTAGAGCACAATAATCCTTAACTGTCATATTAACTATATTTCCCTTACCATATTGATAACCAAAACCACATTGAGTATTACATACTAAACTAAGGATATGAGATTCATTACAAGTCCAAGGTTCCCCCTTAACAGGAATTACCTTATACATTTGCTCACTACCCCTAGCCAAACTAAGTACTTCTCTAGATGTTGAATCATTACCCATTAGTAATTCACCCACTTTAATATCTTCAACATTCTTTATTGAACCGTCATACATTAATATTTTAGTACCTTTTCCATGACATTTACCCCCACCTGAAAATCCTAGCAACATAGCATATTCACTAGATAATAGTCCACCATCCAACTTCTCATCCAGCTTACTTAAACCTGTACCTATCATACTACTCTTAGTCTTGAATATGATACTACTAAAAGGATTCATCACCCTAGGCCTGCTCATAGGAGAATCGCCAGCCAAATCTAAATTGAGTTTATTTAATTCACTGGTTAAGGTATGAACATCATCCCTATACTTATTAATAAGCTTCTGTGCCCTCCTATTCTTTAGGAAAGGTAACAATCTACTATCAAAGAACTCAGGACTCTCCAACAACCTATCTGCATTATAGAAGTACTCAAATAGTTCAAGTGTATTATCTTTTAAACTATCAATTAAAGTTCCATCCTCAAATTTATGTTTTAAGCCATCCAACAATGTATTAGCTGGCACTGGTCTAACATCTATACTATTAATGATATTTACCAGCTCTTTATATACTTGATTACCATAAGTATCATCCAATACTAAATCATCTCCTACAATATTCAATTGTTTAGCTTTATTACTCACTTCCGGAGATAATAGCATATGCCTAATCAACAATTCCGAAAAATCAGCATCGGTTAAAGGCTCAGTAAAATTTGTATCATTCATAATCTAGGTAACCTTGAAAAATCCAATCCCTGACCACTATCTGATTTAATTGTCTTAAGATAGTTTAGCAGAGGTTTATCATTTCTTAACATATTAGTAGCTACATCACTATATACTCTAATAATTTCTTCATCTCTTTCCGTAGATATTAATACTCTAAACCAGGGTAAAAAGTCTAAAGTAGAATTTAATAAAGCTAATCTTTCTTTCCAGCCATTATCCAGGCATTCAGCCAATATTCTACATTGAGTCTCAAACTCTCTATCTATATGTCTGTCAAATTTAAGATATTCTTCAACATAAGTCTTGGAATCTCTAGTATACAGCTGATTTGGAGTCAGTTTAGTATAACCTTTTAATAAAGGAGAGAAATAGACATGAGCTGCTACATAGACTTTTGGCTCTACCTCTAACTCTCTACTAATAGCCAATGCTTTACTAACTGGATTATATAACTGGCTTTTTAAACTCTTAGTAAGCACATAATTACATTGTTTAGCAAATTCATAGCAAAATTCCTCTATTAAAGCAGTATTCGAATTTTCAATGTACATTTATCCTCCATTCATTATCAACTATTTCTTGCAAGATATCCTTAGGTAAGTCATCTGGTGAAGAAGCATCGTATTTTGCTAAATCTATATTTATGGCCTTGGAACTCCCACCTAAATTAATGTTATCAACAAACTTATTAGCCATCTTTTGCGTATTGTCATTATTCTTATCTGAATCTAATAACATAACTACTTCCGGCCAGGTTTGTATCAACTTTAATTGATTCTTGGATATACAACAACCCCAAGTAGCCACACTATTAGGGAATTTTAAAGCTTTCTTAACCCCTTCAACTACAATTACTTGCTTAAACTTTTTAGCATTGTCATAGTTATATAAGTAATCACCTTTATGAAATAGATGGTAGTACTTTACAACATTTTGCAAATCACCATATATAGTACCAGGAATACTTCTCATTTGCCAACCTACCAGACTATTATTAAAGTATACCGGGAATATAAGTCTCTCAGCACTAGTAATATATGTTCTACCATTATGAAAGTTCCTACCACCTTCAAACGGCACAAACACTATCTTGTATTCATTAGCATAAGTATCCAGGTCTCTCAATTCATCTTTATACAAGAATTGAATTGCTGGATGATCTTCTGCTAATTGATTGACTGGAATAGCATGATTATATGGAAGAACCAGAGATAGTTGGTTTATTTCTCTTACTTCTTCCTTTTCTTCAATTACTAGATTAGAAGGTATATAGTAACCATCTACCAGAGTTGCTACATCCTGTTTAATTCCGCAAATGAAACAACCACTATTATATCCATTTGCTGGCACATATCTTTTCATTTTATTCTTATTATGAGGTGCACAGGTAGGACAAGGGATATAAAACCAATCTCCACTAACTTTAACCTTATTATATTTAAGCTTAAGTTGTTGTTCCAATATTGTGTTCATTTATCATAATTCTTTTAATTCTTCTTTATTCCAACTCCAATCTATTTCTTTAGGAGTATTTACTATCTTAACTTTCCAACCTTGTTTTTCATAGATAGCCATTCTTTTCATGGCCATATTTTCAAGCGTTTCATTGTGGTTATCTAGAAAGTCTATTAAGAAAAAACCTTCTTTATCTGGAGCTGTTCTTGCCCCTCTATAAGCTTCCTGTAATATTTCTACTTCACTAGTTCCACCACTAGCTTGAATTACTACTCTAATTTCAGGCAAATCACAACCAGCTTTCAAAGCATCTGTCGCAATTAGGTGTTGATATTTTCCTTCTCTAAAGTCATTCAAATTTTTATCTTGAGTCTTTACATTTAAAGAAAAGGCTCCAAATTCCTTACCCTGACCCCTATGTACATAATTAGTACCAGAAGGCATGAAATTGTATAATGGAATTAGATGGTCAGCAATATGATCTACAAACGTCAAACTCTGCCAATTGTTAGGAATGGAACTACAAATTTCACCTATCAACTTATTCCTAACCTCATTCTTTTTTATACCTCTAATCAGCTTAGCATCCATACTATCTCCACTAAATCTAGCAGAATCTGGAACTCTAACCATATATACATTACAAGGAACTACAGCACCGGCAGCTTCAGCATCAGCGTAAGGGAAATATATTAATCTTTCACCAAATAAACCTTTTAACAGTTTATCAGCGCCATTAAACAAGTTTTTATCTGTAGCTGTAAACCCTAACATTCTGACTGGGGTAATACTACTTAATGTAGATACCGTTGTCTCACCAGTAGTACTCTGTATCTCATCCATTATCAATAACTTACACTTCTCTAATGAAGCATTTTTTAATGATTTATATGTAGTTATAGTAATATCATTTGAAATATCATTAAAACCACCACCTACTCTACCTATATGCTTGTTAGGAAATAGCTTAGTAAATTTAAGATAAGTTGTATCAAATATAGTTTTTAACGGCATAGCTATAATAGTTGGACCTATTTCTTGAAAAGCAGCATAAGTACAAGCCATTAATATAGTTTTACCAGCACCACCAGCTGCACAACAAATACCGTTACCTGCCCAAGCTTTATACAAAAACTCAACTAACAAAGGAATCTGATAGTCTCTTAAGCCAGTACTGTCTATACCATCCCAGTTAATATCTCTTACTGCTGCTAAGTTGGGTTCTTTAACAAATGTTCTACAATCATCTACTACCAGAGTATCATTCTCTGATTCAATTAACTTAGAAACTTTGTCAAAAAACCCAGCAAAGGAGATAATACCACTTTCAGGAGCTGCGGTGTACAATTCTTTCTTTTCGAATTTGTTAACTCTCTTATAGCCTTGTAAACCAAAGCTCCTGTGTGAATATTGTAGATAAGATGTTATATAACTAGGTGCTGGGTCTATTAAAATAGCTCCATCAACTCTAGTTATATTAATGTTCATCTTTATCTTTATTATGTTTAAACAGATTGACTAACGTTTTTCTCTTATCAGAATACCATAGAATATGTCTAACCAGGAATCCTACAATTATTCCAGATAAAAACATATAATCAAACTTCTTCCCAAACCATCCGCATAAGCTTGGTTTTCTTATGTAGATTTCTAGCTGAGGCTTTATTATAAGCTATTCTATGCTTTCTAGGTGAGGCTGTTTCTTCAAGCCCACTACTAGAAGCAATTTCCCTGTCATTTACTAGTTCTTCGTAAACCGGGTTCTTAGACCATTTACCATTGTTTCCTTTAAAGAAAACGCCATATATATTAGTTGTTATTTTCATAATTAATTTACCATTCAGTTTTGAATTCACATTGTTTGTTTTTCCCTTCCCCGAATTCGTTGAGGATATACCCAATTATCTTCTCTCGCCAGCCTCTAAACTCTTTAGGCAAGTCTTTGTCTTCATGATTAAACTTACATATATCCAAACTATCTTTATCAAAATAAATAGTACCTCCATTAGAAGGATTTTGAGAATCACATATATAATGCCAGAAATCTAGATAAGGTTTTGTATTGAACGTACTATAACTAGACTTGGCATAATTACGGGATTCAAAATCATACTTCTTCTCCAAATATTCTATACACTCACTCCAATCTAACTGACTTACAGTTATTGGTTTTGGTTTCTTCATAATTCTTTCACTTTATTCATAATTCCATTAATTGGTCAACTACTGTGCTCAAACCAACATCATGATCTATTACTATAATTTGATTGATAACCTTTTGTTTTCTAAGTTCATTAATCAAATTAAAATAATTTTGCCTATTCACTTCACTCAAATGATTTGTTCCTTCATCTATTATTAGAATAGGGAACGCTTTGGCAAACATTCGATGCAAAGCCAGTCTCAAACTTAACCCAATCATTACCTCTTGTCCACCTGAAACAGTGGGTAGTACTCTCTTAGCACTATCACATAGCCTAATCCTAAACCCGTCTTTTACTACTATAGTATAAGGTAGATCAAAGTAATCCAGATAGTTAGAGATATAGCTTTGTACATTATCCATATAAGTTTCAATCAGTTTTCTTGGAAACTTATGAACTGCAAACATATCATAAACAGCATTCAACTTATCTAAGTAGGTTTTCCTCCTAATATTATAAGTATGATTATTCTGGCTAAGAACTATTCTAGATTCTAACAAAGTCAGCTCATGTTCTAATTTACCACTAATTAACTGTAGATTAGCTATATTATCTTTAGTAGTATTATTATTCTCTATAACTTGTTGTAATATAGCTAATTCCTCTTCTATTGATTTCTCTCCATCATAAATAGCCAGATTGTTTAACTTTTCATTAATTACTCTTATTTCAGCATCAAGTTCGATTAACCTATTATTAGCTTTGGTCAATTCACCTTCTATATCATGCCTACCATCTAATAAAGTTTGAGTATTAGTATGTTCTTGTACAGAATAAGTAACTTTTTTAGTCCTGGCCAGCTCTTGTTCTAGATAACCTTTTCTAGATAACAAAGAATCATATTTAGACAATTCAATATTCAATCTTTGAACATCTTTTAAATCTACTTGATAACTTGTATTAGCTTTATTAATTTTTCTAGTCAATTCATCTTCAGTAACTTGTAGATTAATTAACAAAGGTTGAACATCCGATAATGCTTGATAACAAGTAGGACAATTAGCATGACCCTTTAATTGTAATAAACTGTTTTTCTGTTTCAAAACTTCTTTTAAATCAGCATTACATTCGAGTAGATAATCATAATTACTAGTTTTCCTATCTTCAGCAACTATAAGCTCACTCCTTTTCTCTGCCAACAAATTTAAATCTATATTTTTAGTTATAGCATCCAGTTCAGATATTATAGATTGACTCCTGTTAAATACTGATCTAGTTTCAACAAATTCATTAAGTTTATTGAGTAATTCCAGGCTAGACTGGTAATTTTCTAAACTACCTTGAAGATCGATAATAATTTGATGTAATTGACTTACTTCTACTTCATATAAGTTTTTCTGATTTTCTAATTCCGGCCTTTTATCCAGGTCTGTAATACACTTTTCAAGAAAATTAATCCTATCCTGGAAACACTTTAAAGTATGTTCATCTACTAATTCAATAGTATATTCTTCTATTTTGGCCAATGCTTTATTACGTTCGATAGCTACGTTAGTCTGATCTACAATAAGTAACTGAACGTCTTCCTCTAATTTCTCTGGTGGGCATACTTTTATATAGTTATCCCAAACTGTGTTTCTTATTTTATCAGTATTAGGAACCATGAATATTTTTTGAAATATTTTTTCTCTGACCACGGTTTCATCACTGAATAAACTTTGAATTTCACCTTGTTTAGCTACTATAACATTATTAAAGATAGTGCTGTCTATTTGTAACAAGTCATTCCAAAGCTGATTAACTTCAGTAGTCTTATTATAAACAACATCATCATAAGTTAATATAACTTTAGAGCCGGTTAAATGTCTTTCTAGTGTACCTTCCTTTCCATTTAATAAGAACTTACCCTTAACCCAACCTTCAGTTTCTCCTAATGTAATACAATCTGATTTCTTTGGTGTATCAATTTCCCCAGTAAATAAGAAACAAATGGCACTTATAATACTAGATTTACCACTAGCATTACCTCCCACTATTCCTACTACACCAGATTCAAAAGCTAAAGTTTTGTTTCTATGCAGCTTATAATTATGTAATGTTAATTCTAATAATTGCATTATTGTATATTCATAAATAAGGGTCTAATAGTCTATCTCTACAATCTATAAACGGTCTAACTTCTGGTATATATTTCTTATCATCAATCCAATCACCATGATAACTACAACTACTACAACTACTACAATCAATACAACTTCTACAATTACTACAATCTCTACAACTACTACAATTAATACAACTACTACAATAAATACAATCTCTACAACTACTACAATCACTACAATTATTACAATAGCTACAATCTCTACAATAACTACAATCAGTACAATCACTACAACCTATACAATCACTACAATTACTACAATTAGTTAGAGTAGGTGAATAGATAGTAGCTGCTTCTTCAGTATTCCAACTATTATTGTTTTCATCATACCATCTATTATCTCTTTTTGTTATTGTCATAGATTTCTTTTATTTTCTTCTATAATTGATCTAAATATTCTAGTAGCTTCTTTCCAATCTTCCAATGCTTTAGCTTCATATTTATCTGGAGGATAATCAATATAATTAACTAGTCGATCACCTACTACAATAATCCGTTCTATTAAATCATAATCATCTGTGTTCATAGTTCCATATCCAATCTCCTATTAATGAACATTCCCTCATCATATTCTTTATTAGGGTTGTATATTCTTAAACCAGTCACTCTACTTAACTCTTTATCCACATCTATAATAACTGAAATGCGTGGTTTATATATACTAATAGGAGTTGGTATTGTATTAAATATATTACTTAAATCAATATTAGATGGAGTATGAATTGAACTTTGTATAACTGGCATCACAGTTCGTCTACTATCCCATTCAGTTTGCCACACCTCTATCTGAGCCATTAATGCATCAGTAGTTATATCTTCTGAAGTAATTATACCTCTTCTTTGTGCTTCTTCTCCTAACTCTATTAACTTACCTTCACAATATACTCTATAATTCGGCTTAGTATCTGTAGCTAATATAGTCTTGCGTAAGTACCGTAATGCATGTTTAACGTGGCTATTTTCCATTATACTATAAGGTATTTCACCAGCATCTTTTGTTTTCCAATAACCCGGCCTGCTCATAATTCATATTTGGCTTTAAATTGGTCTAATGTGTCTTTGACATCATTATTTAACAAAGATAAAGATAAGGTATATAAATCCTCATCCCCATCACAGCAAGAATGTAGAGCTTTTTCAATTTTAACGTCAGTAGTAATATCTGATCGACTAGTCAGTACTTCTTCACATTCATCATTTGTTAACGAACCAATTGGATGTTGTTGTAATTTAACCAATGCCGCTTCATATAAGGCTGTTAATTTATTTATATAAGGGTCACTATTATTGTCCCAGTTTATTTTCAAAACTGGTTTAAATTTTTCTTTATTTATCCATTCTAACTCAGCTGAAACATCAAAATTTACAGCTGCCTCTCCTTGAAAATTAATTTCTTTCCAGGCTCTTCTTTGCTGGAATGGAAGTCTAATTAGATTCTTTCCATCACAATATAACACTGACTTTACAGTTCTAGACTCAGCTATATCCGTTATACCCAAACTACCAGTATAACCTACATAAGCCTCTCTATTAACACCATAAGCCTTGGTTTCAGGACCGGAATGAATGTCTCCAGCTATTATACCTTGTAAATTAGGGAAATTCTTAAATAACTCAAGTTTATTGAAATCTATTAGTTTCTTGGGTTCTGCCATCTTGAATAACTGTGGAAATTGACAATGTAGGAAAATCCACTTAATATTTTCAGGATTTTTATCTCCTGTAAGAGCTGTAACTAATTCATCGACAGTTACATAAGAGTAATCAAAATAGTCCAATCCAGTAAAAGATGGTTCTATAGTAACTGGTAGAATATCACTAATTCTTATCCAGGCTTCACCTTTTAAGGGCTTATCATGATCTCCTGCAATTCCTATCAGTTTAATGTCATGTAAGGCTAATTTTGCCACTAATTTAGCTATGAAGGCTATAGTATGTGGTTTGGTATAATTATTATCCTCAAATAGATCACCAGCAATAATTAAATACCGTACATCTTTTTCAATAGCTAATTCTACTAGTCTCACAAAATTATCTCGTAAATCTTCTTCAAGTTCAGGGAAATTATACAATTTCTTACCTAAATGAATATCTGCACTAGCTATAAAAGTTGGGCTGGGTTTGTTTAAATTAAATACTATTTTTTCACTCATAAATAAAGAACTATACTACAAATCTGGTTCCAGTTTTCTATCATTAATATCTATTTCCACCCTAATAGTTGGTTCTTGTCTATCCTTAAATTGGGCTGCAAAACTTATCTTATTACTCAGATCATAAATTGATTCACAGTAACTACAATCTCTACAATACCTACAACTAATACAATCTCTACAATCATTACAATCAACACAATAACTACAACTACTACAATTAATACAGCGACTACAATTATTACAACTACTACAATTACTACAACCACTACAATAACTACAATCACTACAACTAATACAACTAATACAATGACTACAATAACTACAATTAATACAATCACTACAATCTCTACACCATATACAATTAGTTAGGGTAGGTGAGTATAGAGTAGCTGATTCTTCAGTTATCCAACTATTATTATTTTCGTCATACCATCTATTACCTCTTTTAGTTATTTTCATAAGAATATAAATTGAGGGAGGTAGACAAAATAAATGCCTACCTCCCTCTACTACTTACAACCTAGATTCAATGACTCTAACTTCTTCTTTAATCACTGCATCCCGGTTAGGTCCATGAGCAATCAACTCATTTTCAGGTGTTCTAGCTTCCCATTCCTGACTAGTTTCATTAAACTCAACATTACTAGCTCTGGTAACTTTCAATTTACCCAGATTCATGTTCATTAACTTATCAGAATAGACAGCAGAAATAACACCGTCAGTACCTACACGAATTTTCATTCAGTGATGGTATTTTCGAGTTTAATCTGTTCAGGGTCTTCATAAGCACTGGCATTAGTAGCCCGAGACTTCTCGTCTACAATACCCAACGCCTTTTCGATACCTGAAGTAGTTTCCAGACAACTAGTGCCTGCTCCCTTAACGTCCATGACAGTAACGTTACCGTCTTTGGCAATTTGGAAGTGAATTTTTGGTTTGTTCATATAAATATTACTTGGTTTTTGTGGATGTTAATTTTTGATGTTTCGATGTTAGTGATATCTTTTTCACACAGGATGCGGAATCTTACTCTAGAAGTATGTACTCTAGGAGCTATCTTCTTATAATATACTATTGTTTGTACACTAGCAGCCCAGACATTATTAACTTCATCTAATTGACGCAAAGAATTGTCAACCAGTTTAATACTTTGTGCTGGTGGCTGTTCAAACAAGAAGTAATTAAGAATTAAATTAGCAACCCTGCTCTTTAACTTATCAGACAGGCCAACTTCATATTTTTTGTGTAAAGGCTTGGAAGGAGCATGAGTATTACCCCATGCTCCTTGCTGCCCCTGCTTCTGTGTAGCAGTATTCACCATAGCTTATTCAGCGTAAATATCGACAATGCCATTTTCCTGGACATGCCGGGTCGCAACATAGCCTTCATAAGCTAGTTTGTCTTCAATGACACAGCAACCATACTCCTGCTTCAATGCTTCACAGTTACTACCCAAAGTCTTGGAGATGCTACCATCATAGAAATCACCGTACAGTTCGATTTCTCCGGTAGTCTCGTTCAACTTCATTCCGATATCATATCCATTATTGGGGTTTTTGGCCACCATTGGATAAACCTCATTTCTAGCCGGGTCACTAGGATAAGTGTTGATTTTGCTGTCGTTTTCAATCTTCCAACCGAAATGTGTAAGCGCTCTTTGAAAAGAGGTCATGAATTCGGTTTTGAATTGAGTGTTGATTTTTACAGTGTGTGACATATGTTATTTATGTGTTGTTTATTGTTGAATTTCAATTAATTTTTTTACTTCATTAACCAACAACTCATCCATTGGTTGTATAGCTAAATCTGTTATTCTATCTGCTTTGTTGTTATCGTAAATATCTGCTTCTAACGTTATTCTAAGCTTTTCTTTAGGCACTACGAATACCTTGTTCTTTTCCTTACTAGTATCACCTTTAAAGACATAAGTTTCAACTCCTTTTTCTATTGATTTTGCCTTACTACCGTTATAATCAAAAGAAGCATTATTTAGAATTGCCACTGCTTCAAAAAGTGGAATACTGACAATTTCTGTCTTACCTGCCAACTTAATATATACCATATCTAACGGGTATGGCATTCCTTCAAATATTACCATAATTCATAGTTCATCAAAATCCAATCTTCTAGTATACTCACCGGTCAAGGTGTCAATATCACTAATGGATTTTGCAGTTTCAAGGGTAGTATTAATGGCTGTATTAAGCCTTTGCACAATCTCAGCGTCTGATTTAAAATCAGCTCCAGAACTAATCAACTTCTTTACAATAGCCAGATTTTGTTTAACTTTCTGGTCATCAAGAAAATCCAAGGCATCAAAACTATCAATAGCTGCCTTCATTGTCTTTAAATTTGCACCAGAAATAACTTCTCTATTTTGTATCTTTTGCGCCATCACTTCGAAAGTCTTTACTATCTCACCACGCAACGCCAAAGTACTCTCTTTAAGAAAGGATTCCATTTGCGTTAAATGATGCTGATATTGTTCTTTCATTAGTGCCTCATATTTAGCTGAGGCCTTTTCAGCTGCTAAATTTTGAGCAATAATTTCCGTCCTTGTCACCTTATCCATCTTCTTCGGAAATGCTACTTCATACAAACTTATGCTAAAATTATACCTGCTTCTAACTTCACTTATAGGTAGATAACAAGGTAACAGATTATCTTCATAATCCGGGTACTTGTCCAGCATTTGTTGTTTGTATACTTCGTAATTAGTAATAAGATTATCAACTTGCTTGAAAAACTCGGCTCGGTACTTATCCAATTCTATACTAACCTTCTCTAACAGCTTGGTGGGGACAAAATGAGCATCAGCTATTGGATATTGATGTGAATTGTGGATCAAGTATGCCCTGGCTGCCGATTCTATTCTTGAAAAAACCAACCTAACTTCATCAGTAAAAAGTGCTTTCTTTCCAATAGTCACAAATGCCGGGATTTTACTATCTTTTTCCTCGATTCCTAAATCCTTGGTATCTGCTCCTACCATCATACTCCATTTACTGACATGTACTTGTACTAATTTTCCTGATTGAAATAAGTTTCTAGTCCGTTTCTCCAAATCAGGCAATGCTACATTCTTCATAATTAATCAGGTTTTTTATGTGCTATAAGATTAAGTCTTACCACTTTTCCGTTTTCGAAGTAGGCGGAAAACTCTATCCAACCAGTATAATCTTTTCCAAGAGCTTCATAAAAACAAATCTCTCCGGTAAAAATAACTTGTTCCCACCGTCTATTAACCTTGGCACCACAACCTATGAATCCTCGCAACCCCTTTAATTCTTCTGGAGGTTCTTGGTCAGGATGATTTTTAATCCATATACCTCGTTCACTCTGATCTTCTTGATCATAATTCTCATACCAAAGTGTGCCGTCCTCCCTAATCTCGTATAAATCACAAGCTTGGGCAGGAGTATCTTTGGTTTGAAATGTAGTATTTTGAAACTCAGTGACTGGTAATGGATATTTGCATTTTATTTGATCGAACATTCCCATAAATAGATAGGGGAAGCTAGTTTAATGCTAGCTTCCCCATATTTTTAGTTAAACGGATCTAACGCTCTGTCTTCACCGTTACCTTCAGTTCTTCGCTTAGTTTCATCCATGGTAAACATTTTCACTGAACCACTAACGCTAGCAACTCTGAGCTTGCCCACCGCCTTCTCCCGCATAGCATCAATATCAACTTTGGACGTAACGCTGATTGGTTGAGTACTGTTAATCTCATCCAGCAAGTCAGTGTTAGTGAATTCCTTACCATCTTTATCAAACCGGTTAAACATGGCACCTTTGATAACTTCTTCAATTTCAGCACCAGTAAAACCTTCAGTCTTCTCAGCAAGTTTAGCCAGGTTATACTTGGCTGGCTCTCGAAAATACCGCTTAATTAACACATCAAAGATCGATATTCTCTCAGCTAGTGTAGGCAAGTCGACCCAGAATACATCATCAAACCTGCCTTTACGAATAAACTCGGGTGGGAGTTTAGTATGATCATTAGTGGTGGCTATAACAAATACGGGAGATTTGTGATCACTCAACCAACTTAATAGTGTAGCAAACGTACGAGAAGATGTACCTGAGTCACCAGCACCAGATACTGCATTACGATTCAGACCTTTTTCAATTTCGTCGATGAACAACACACACCGTCCAATACTATCAACTGTTTCAATTACTCTACGGAAGTTTTCCTCACTTTCACCCACATACTTACCAAATAAACTTCCTATATCTAACTGAAACAACGGAAAGCCAAACTGATTTGCAGTGGCTTTGGCAATTGCTGTTTTCCCTGTTCCTGGTATCAATTTTGTTATCGTAAAGGCTTTTTATCCTCTACTTCTATGGCTTAGTATCTTACGCACATAGTTCGGCATATATATTCAACCTATTTCTAGGTTGCAGCGGTCTCTTGGTGGCTTATTACATCCACTATGCTCTGCCCCTGGTTAAATAGAATAATCTATAGAACCTTCAGGTCGGATTCCCTCATTTTTAATAGGGTCCCCGATTTTTTCCGCTGTAAGCTTCGCTCCATTACTAGAGCGACCGGCATAAAAACTAACGAATATATTATTTACCATAACCAAAGGTATTCGTCAATTTAATTCACCAGCCAGTAGAACTCCCTTAGGGTACGGCAAATGATAATCTCTAGCTTTCTGACTATAAGCTTTAGATCTCACTTCTGTCCATTTCTTCAAGCCATCCAAACCACCAATATGCTCATAAGTAATATCAGATTGTTGATATTGTAACTGACCACCACGCTTGACTTGTTTAACCTTCTCGTTAAATACACTAAGGACGAAAGAAGCATTAAATTCATGATTCTCAATAATAGCCAAACTTACTGCATCATGAGCTTCACTAAATGTAAGTCCTTTCAGAGCTTCAATAGTAGCTTGCTTAATGTCAGGATCAATCTTCTTTTCCGGCTCACCCTTCTCCTCATTCTTTTTATTAAAGATGGCTACTACGGACATTAAAATACCCTCTAATTGCTTTTCATCAGGGAGGTGGAAATCCAGAATTTGAATCTCCTTCTCCAACTCTACAGGAATCTTAATGATAGGAGATATAAACACCAACATATTTCCCTTACACTTCAAATCATCAATGGCATTACGAATAGGCCGGACTTGCCCAGGAGCTTCAATATAAGGATGGAAATCCTTCATAATGATAATATTCCGTCCAGTTCCATTAGGCAACGCTTTAATGCTCTCAATTGCATTAGTCAGGCCATAATCCTTGGGTCCTGCATTAGGTCCTGTACTTGTGCCAACACCACCTTTAACGGATTCAAAGTTGTTAATAACAGACTTGTCAGCATTTTTAACATATTTCTCCAACAATCTCTTACAATCCCAACTATATATGGTTATTTGTTTAGCATCAGCAACCGCATTAATGATACTTCTGGTTACTCTGCTTTCTTCGTGAGTCCTGATCCAAAGGATGGGATAACTAGCACGAAGATAGTTCTTAAATTTATCTTCAAACGATATCTTTTGCATTTTACTGGTTTATGTTTAGTAGTTGTGTTATTTCGTTATTCAGTCCAGGATCGGTTTCCTGGGCCAAAAGTTTATGAGCTATTAATTGTGCTGGTTGTAATCCACTGCAATCATGGTTTTCTAACAAATCGACTCTATCTATTTCAATCTCCTCATTCTCCAATTCTGGGGTTGAGGAAGTATTAAGCTTTTCCAAATCTTCAAGATAAACTTCTACAGCAGCATCATTGAAGTTTATTACAGCATATTCTTCTTTTACAGATAAAACCTTGCCTTGTTTACCGTATAGAGTAGAGAATATATCATCAGCGAGATACCGTTGAGCAAAAACAACGGTATCTCCTTCATTTATCAGATTTTTTGACATTCGATTTAGCGGCAGAGTTTAGTATAGGTGCAGTATTAGTTTCGTACACTCCTTTAATTTTAGAATGTTTTTTGGGTTTGGATCGAGAATTGTATTTTTTAGCAGATCTTGACATAAGATGTAAAGCTAGTTAAGATTAGTTGTTATTTGAGTAAGATGTTTAAAAGTGACAGGATTTCAATTAAGCATAGTTTAAGAAAATGAAAACAAATAGAAAGACCTAGATCTAAACTATCTACTTCATTAACCTTATGCTTTCTATCCATAATATATATCAGCAAGCGGCAGCGTTGTTTAAACAGACGGATCAAAAGTCACGATTTCTAGCAAGACAGCTGCTATTCTTGAATAGTCCTCTATCCAAGCTCGTAGAACTTTATCTATATAACAACGAAGGACAGCCACAAAAGTTGGATAAATTCCCAATGATGCGGTCTATCTATGACGGACTACCAAGAAAGTTATTATTAAAGTGTTCAAGAAAGACGTTAAAATCAACGTTAGTCAGTAATATGATAGCTTTGAATTTAGTTCGATATAATTACTATCGAATGATGTATGTTGCACCTAACGAACAGGCTACAAAAAGATTTTCACATGATTATTTAACTGCCAGATTTGCCAGCCCACCACTACAAAAGATCATCAGCAAACTATCTAAAAATGATGTCTATGTTAAGGAAGTAGCTGATAGTAATAGTAATATCATACTAACTTATGCTAGTGAGGATGCATCACGTACTAGAGGTCCCGCTACGGATTCCAACATCTTCGACGAGTGCCAGGGGATGAATCTGGATATTATACCAGTTGTAAATGAAACCATGGCTATTAGTCCAATTAAACGAGAAACATATGCTGGTACTCCTCTTACTACAGATAATACTATTAATACTATCTGGAAGAAGGGGCATCAAATGGAATGGATGACTAAATGTGAAGGCTGCAATCACTGGAATTCACTTACAGAAGCTAATGAGCCTCTAAAAATGATTCTTAAACAAGGGTTGAGTTGCAGTAAGTGCAGCAAGCTTCTAAATACTAATATAGGTCAGTGGATTGACTTTAACCCAGGGGAACATGAATTATATGGATTTCATCTAGCTCAACCTATCCTACCATATTACAATCAAAGAGAAAAGGATTGGAAGGAAATATATAATAAGGTTCATAATATAGATAGTAACTATAGTGTTCTACAAGTTTACAACGAAGTATTTGGTCTGGCTTATGATATTGGTAGTAAACCTATTACTGAGGAACACTTAAAATCATTATGTGTGCTAGGTCCAATGAATACCATCTATCAGCGTAATGCAACTAGATACCAGTATATAGTTGGTGGTGTTGATTGGGGAGTGAATCCTGAAAGCTCCAGAACTGTGTTTACATTAATGGGTTTAAGACATGATGGTTATCTAGAAGTGTTCTATATCAGGATTTTTAAGAATACCGACTATGAACTCCAGATAAGAGAGATTGCTGACATTTGTAGGGTATATCAGCCAACTCTCTTCACTGATTCCGGACCTGACCCGATTAGAGGAAAAATGCTGGGTAACTTATATAATAGCTCAATGACACAATTAGTAAGTTACCGTGAAATGAATTTAACTCAATATACAGACTTTCCACCTGATGCTTTGGATTGGAGCCAGACTAGATGGTGTCTTAATCGAAGTGAAGTAATGAGTTTCACCTTTGAACTAATAAAGAAATCCAAGATACTATTACCTTGCTGGGAGGATAGTAGTGAGGCTTGCCAGGATATTCTTTCTATATTTACTGAAGTTAAAGAAGATAACCTTAGAAGCAAGATATTTTACAGACACCGTGACCCTGATGATGCATTTCATTGTATTACTTGGTGTGCTTGTGCTGCTCATCTCTGGAATGGTAATAGCTTCTTTACTACTCACAATATCTAAATGGTTGTAGTTTTTGATTGATTAGACTTTGAGATTTTAGGAGTCTTTACTACTCTATGAAGCCCTCTTGTTTCATTTACTATTCCTTCTTCAGGCCAGATACTTACAGTAAAATACTTATCTTCAGGAATATCACAATAACTACGAACTTTACTATCATTAACTAGAGGATTTGAAATATACTCTTTAAACTGAGCTGGAGTGAGTTTCTTCATTTATCATTCAATCATAGTTCCATCTCTAATACCTTTTTCGATATTTCTACCTCTCTCAATCCCTAACTCATAACCAAGAGAAAAAGAAAGGAAGTCTATTTCAATCTTAAGGTTATCCCATTGTCTTTTTAGTTCTTTGTGTTCAGTTTCAAAACTGATCTTCTTTAGTTTCTTTGTTTTAGTACTCATATTGTTTAGTTATTCCATCTAGGAATTCGTTGTAACCTACCAGTTTTGGGATTAAGTTTACGCCTAATATCTTGGAAATAATTGAGATAATCCACTGGATTTTTGTATTCACTCCACTGTTTGATAAAGGCAAGTGCATCCTTTGGACGCTCAAAAAAGAGAGAAAAGGAAATCTGATCTTTCACATTGTATTGGTCTGTGCCTACTCCCCATCCTTTAGAAAGGGATAACTCGGTACGTCCTTCCATTTTGCAATTTTTGTCTTTGACATTCGCATCTAACCATTGAACTACTTCTGGTTTGAGACAATAAACGTCTTCCATTCTCTTTCGTCCAAATTCATCTACTTCAATCTGAAATTTATCTAATATAGTATTCCAATCAGTTGTATTCTTACCAGCATATATGTCTTCTCTACAAGCATACTTTTCCATACTAACAATCACTTGACAGTCATATACACCTCCCCAAATAGAATCAAAACACCAGCAATGATTAATTAAAACATTCATATTTAGCCTCCTTCAATCATAATTCCATCAGTTAAACCTTTTTCAACCTCTCTACCTCTCATAAATCCAATATAATAAGCATCTGTAAATAATTGAGCAGGGATGATGTTACAAGGATCTTTATCTTTAGCATACTTCTTCCAATGTTCATCTAGTACAACCTTTTCAGTATCAGAATTAATCTTCTTTGGTTTCTTTGTTTTCATATTCTTATTTTAGATATATCTTCTCAATTTTTTCAGACCCAGTAAGTCTATCAATAATTAAATACTCAACATAGTTACGTTGAAACTCTGAACCGGGAATTCTGAGTCCTGTATAGCCACAACTTTTAAACCACTGCTCACTACCCCTAGCATGAATAGTTTTCTTATAACGATTGAAGAGTCTGTCCCATAAATTAAGTTTTTCAGGTAGATGATTACTCATATTTGTTGTGCTTGAAAGAATTCGAATCTTTGTCCAAAACAGTATTTAAACTGGTTTGTGCATTCCAATCTGCCACAAGCACATTAGAATGTTATTTGAACTTAGATAAGTATTCTTCGATTTTTTGTTTTTTGTTAGTATAGATTTCAGCCAATGCAGCTTGTTTTTCTGACTGGCTGTCTAAATAATGCTCAGTAGTTATATCAGGCATTATTGCGGAAGGAAATTCGTTAGGAGCTGAAATTAAACCATATTCAGAAAAAATAATACCAGCATAAGCATTTACTTCATCTGAGAAAATAACTTCATCTCCCATAAATCCAGTTCTGATAGTTTGAATCTCAGGCAAAGCTGCTATAATCTGCTCAGGATCAATAGGAGAGAAAACATCATAGTCAAAAGGTTCACCGTTTAACCCATGAACACAACTATTAAAAACATGCCAATCATTTTCAAATTGATTGGTTGACATCACTATAATAGCTGCCTGTAACTTATCTGATTGAATAGGAGATAGAGTAATATTAAAATCATCTCTAATCTCAGTAACTAGAATATCAGGGTTCCAATCAAAGCATTCAGTACCGTAATGATCGAATATTGCAGCTAATAGTACTGAAGCAGGACTAGAACTATCTTTTAAGACTAAGATAGAAGCGTCAAACATTTTAAAGTGCGGTTATGCCGGATAGTTCTTTAAACAGCTCAAAATCTGAACGAGGGACAGTAGGCAAGACATCCATTAATTCATTGGCATTCTTTGGGTCTAATCCACAATCAAAAGCCTTGTCATATATATCTTTGGATACTTTCTGCAAATCATTTATATGATAACAACTACCACCAATTTTGACTACATTCAGCATATCAGCAATTTTGGTCAAATCTAGTGTCATGGTTCGATCAACTAAGTCTCCCATCTCCCTATATAATAGTGGTTTTTCATATACTCCAGCTAATTTTTCTATATTATAAGCTTCACTACAAAGTTCAAAGGCCTCAGTCTTGGAAGAGATATTAGCTGCCTTCTCTATAATAGGTTGATACTTAGTTTGATACTCTTCACTCAACCTATGCATTCTTCCAGCTAGGGTATCAGAAAATTCCCTGGTATCTGGATAGAATAGACCGGCATACTTACAAATCAAATCAGGTAAATCCTCGATATTCTGTTCCACAGCCTTCTCAACGAAAGCTGAAGCTATTTTAGTACGCCAATTAAATGGGTAATTGTTTAGATTCTTAACAAATTCTGATGCTTGAAATTTAAGATCTTCAGCAGTCTTATAAGGAAACAAATCATATTCATTTCCACCAATCTCAATAGATACTATGGACTGTTCAGTATAATCAGCAGCTTGTTTAACATCCAGACCACCATTATAATTAGCAATGTCATCATAGATATCAAATATCTGAGCAGCTTTAACAATTCTGACACCTACCTCATTAATATACTTTTCACCACAAAGTTTGGTAAGTTCAGCCCTTTTATTAATAAAGAAAGCATTACTCAAATAAGTATCTTCAGCAGTATTAATGGGAAAAGCTCTATGCATCTGATCAGCAAAAGCAGTATCTGGCAAACTTTCTGTAGCAGTTTTAGTCAATACTTCCGCTTCTTTAACATAGGCTGGCAATGTATTTAAATCAACAAATCTATACAATTCGCTATAAGAGTTGTCATCAGTAATGTCAAATTTCTTCATATTTCTATTATAGCAATATCTATTATATCAACAAGTCAAATTAATAGTAATATGGTTGACCTGATACAAGTACAAGACTATACTTACTTGTTAATATGGATGTCAAATCTTTATGTAGTAAAGTACATTTACCTTCAGCTGTGGCTCATTTCGGCTGGGAGGTTCCTAAAATGTATAGAAAACTACCAAATCTAGGATGGTATGCCCTTTCAAAAGATGAGCAAATGACATTTAATGCCATTGATTTATTCGCTTATAATCAACCTAAAGAGATTAGGAATGATGACTTGTTATTGATGAGTAGATGCTATCGTTATTATATCAAGGAGCATCCAGACTTGTTGGAAGTACCAGCCAAGTATGCAGAATATATAGAAGCCGGTATTGTTAATGATTATACACAATTAAGAACTAATGAGAAATTGTGGAAGTATAGTAGAATGTGTGCATTAGAGAACTTGATAACTTATAAAGGAAGAAACTATAAATTAAATGAACTGTTAAATGAGTTAGGGATGACTCAATTTATCAATACTGGAGTAGGATTGTTAACTTATAAGATGATAAATAGTAGAGACTTTGCCAGTCTTAAACTGCATAATAGACATGCTAATAAATTGTTAGTACCGACCTATTTCGCACCTAACTACAAGATTGCAACTTTGGAGATATTTGAGATATGTGATATGTCTATAAATGAGATGATTTTCCAAACTGATGGGCCTGGTTGGTATGGTAAACTAGGTACTAATATAGTAGGTAGTATCAGGGACTTGTTAACTAATGAGGGATGTACCTGGTCTAATAAGATAGTTAATTGGGTTGGAGATAAGAAGCTTACACTACATCATTCACTACAACCAACGCAATGTATCGAGATTTGGAGTAATCAAAGTAATTTAGCTACCAATGTAAATCCTCTAACCTTGATTAAATCACAAAATCTGGCTGAACAATTAAAAGGTTGTTTAGGGAATTTGACCATAACTCAATTAGGTGAACTGGAACAAGTAACCAAGACCGATCTAAAGAAATATTGGTTGTCATCAAAGACTAGTGAAGTCAGTATTAGCGGAACCAGATTTACTAGAAACAATGACCGTTACTATTATCAGTCAGGTAAGAATCTGATTGAATATAGTAACTTCGCTCTAGATTTAACCAAGATAAAGAAAGAAAATGATGTTTATTATCAATTTGGACTAGTTATTAAGGAAGGAGAAACCGCAGCTTTCAAGATAAAGAGGAAGGCTTTTCTGAATCATCATACTTTGTTAAAAGAACTATCTGATATTATGCTGGATAGTGGTATGACACCTCCTAACGTATCGCCTAATTATAGAAACTACCTAATAAACGTGATTTATGCGTTTAATCCGATAAATAGGGTGGAGAAATAAATTATTATTCGGCAAGGACCACCTTTTTAATTATATGTATAGTCCCTGCCAAATAATAACTTTGGCAGGGATTTTAATTTATAGCAATTCTACAAATGGAGCTTTGTCATTCCATTTTATCTTCAGTTGTCTCAAAAGACTGTCTAATATAGGTTTAGGTTCACAGCATTCATGAGATTCCAGTAATTCAATTAACTCTAGTCTAGCAACTCCAGTAATACATCCTTCTTTACAAACATCAAAAAGAATATTCCTGATATTACTTATAGTGTTACAACAAGGAGCTAACTCACAATTTTCATCATAGTATAACCTATCAGAATCTTGGTTTAATCCTATAGCTTTAAACCATTCAGTTTGACTAGCATCAACTAAATATTCCACTGCCTGAGCTTTAGCCTCATCATAGCTAAGAAAAAACTGACTAGCTTTCCATCCAGAATTTAGACCTTCCTTGTCCAAGTTTATAGTGTTTAAAACATAGTCAGTAGGGGTTAATACATATTGCTCCCCTTCTTTAGTTAATACACCATAGTAACCAATAACTTCATCTTCATCTACAGTTCCAAAAACAGGTCTGGGAATGTATACCTTGGTACCTATTAAGATTATATCGTCTTTTATTTCACAGTTAATGTTCATAGCTAAAAATTGAGTTTAAGTATGTTTAGAATTTAAGTAGAGGTGGCCCAAATCAATTAAGATTCAAGCCACCTCTTCTCTGACCAATCAACACAACAAGGCAACTGAAATTAAACAGGGAGGTGGTGAAATCAGTAAATAAGGTGATCAACCCTACAATACATTCTGGGTAACAGAGATTGACGCTCTGCCAGATTTCCGCAATCCCCTCCCTATAGAGATACATTATTCGTCACCCTGGCTCAAGAGATGTCACCTCCTAAGCTACTTTGCGGACGAACAACGGGCTTTTGGCCATATCCACTTTGTCCAAGCCTCGGATTTGCACCGACTGTAGCCAGGATTATAGTGGGAAATTCAAATTTGACTAAAAGCTATAAAACTCCTAATCAAGTTATCATACCATAATTAATCAAAATTCTGGTGGAGGGGAGGGGGTATGATAGATAAGTAAAAATTTCCGAATAATGTTTATGTTATTCAAATTATTATACCCTATTTAAGTTTAAGTTAGGTAGAGGGGAGGGAGGGGGACCCTACATCATATTTATCATATTTTAAGGTATAATAAAATGATTAGTAGTTCTTAACCACAACCGCAACATTAAAAATTAAACTTATGATACACGAACTTATTATGATGGTACTGGCGTTGGCTTTCGTATTTACCGTTATCACCTTCTCTGACCTGCTACTCCCTACCCGATCGGGTTATACGAATAACAAGATGCTGAGGTTGGGTTAAATACCTAACCTCAGCACCCTTTTCTTTAGCTATGACTCAAAAACTACCCACTTATATTTTTCATAAGCTTCCATTACTAAAGGAAACTTATCCTGACATATTAATTTAATAGCTTTACCATACTCCTGAATTTCTGCTTGAGCGTGACTATCTTCTCTTAACGTAATAAAGTGAAGTAGATTCTTTAAATCCCAGCAAGCATATATTTCTGTATAAATATTAACAGGCAATACCATCCTAGCCATCTCTCTAGCTATACCTTGCGCCAACATTGATTGATATAACTCATAAGAATAGTGACAATGTTTTATTAATGCTTCTGTAGCTGTTACATCTATTCTACTATAATTTTCTTCTATAGTTGGAATATGATTATAGTGTTCTACAATTGGATTCCATTTATCATCAATAAGATTACCTTGGTTATCCATACCTCCAGTAACTAAACTTCCTTGTTTATTTTTAGTATCTTGCACTCTCCAACTAGAAGGAATATAAAACTCATTAGGTAATTCTGTATATCTAGCACTAACTTCATTTAAATTCTGCATCCTATGACGAACATATTGACGCATAACAAATAGAGGTAACTTGATATTTAATGTAATCTTTACCATCTCAAACGGACTAGTATGCCTATTTTTATAAAGATATTGAATCAGTTTACGGTCACCTTCTATTCCTTTACTAGGTGCTTTATAGCTTATTCTAGCAGCTTCACAAATACGTTCATCATTACCCATCCAATCAATTAATCTTACAAATCCGTGATCTAAAACGTTAATTGTCTCTCCTTTATTCATTTAATGTATTGGTTAACCCAGTTCTCAGTAACTTTATTCTGCTCACTAACTTCTTTATCAGATAATCTAGCTTTGGTAACTTCAGTTTTTCTTCCATCTTCCACTCTAGCATGATTACCTTCAGTTTCTTTAATAAACTTGTCTCTTTTTAGTTCTGCTTCTTTTGATTTTACTATCTTTATATTGTCTAAGTGTTGTTTTCCCATAAATTTAAATAATCTTTTTAGCTAAATCCACTTCTATTGTACCTTCTTTTAACTGTCCTATTTTAAATGCTACACATCTAAATATCTCATTATGTGTGTCTTCTATACTACCAGAGCTATCAATTGGTATGATAGCTCCCTTACTAGCTTCTTGTAAACTCATTAACCATTCAAAACCTTGCTTTATTCTGGCATGATATTCTTTACTTTCAGACTCAAATCTATCAGTAGTCTTTCTTTCTGATATTCTTCTAGCCGTCTCTTCATCAGTAGTATGCAAGACTAAGGTTAAATCTGGAACCAAACCATTAAGCACAAAATGTAGATTAGCGGATATAATATCTTTATCTACAAACTTTCCGAATCCTTGATAAATAATCGTGGACCAATAAAACCTATTACAGATAACTATATTACCTTCTTGTAGTGCAGGTTTTATAGCATCTTTAACTAGTTGTGCGAAAGAAGCAGTCATAAGTAACAATTCTGCTTCAGGACAGATTGGTGTATTGCTAGATTTAAATATCTCTCTAATTTTCTCACCTAATTCTGTACTACCCGGTGATCTAAACGTCTTCACACTAAATCCAGTCTTGTTTAAAGCCTGTCTAAGCAGGTCTACATGCATATCCTTACCCGAAGCATCTGCGCCTTCTGCTATAATAAGGAAACCTCTCTTCTCACCAATAATCGGTATGTTATTCATTAGTTGTAAATTGTTATATTATTTATTGGTCTATGATAGGTTAAAGACATACTTATATTAATTATATTTGAATCACTAGTATCTGGAACAATAGTGATTATAGTATCATTATTAGCATTACATTTATTAAATTCTTCCTGTAATACTCGTAAAAATCCTTCTATTGATTCTCTCAATGATTCAGTATTAAATTCTCCTATAAATGGTAGTAAACCCTGATGTATTTCTAGTTTAATTTTGTCTAATTTACTTTGTTCTAAGCTATTCATAATTAGCAGTTATAAAACTTGGCGGCCTTGGATTAGTGATAAAATCCAAAGCTGCTGTGATCAACCAAGGCAAATTCTTCATTATCGGTAATTTCCCTGCTATTACCTCACTAACTTCAAAGATTCCAACTTCCTCTTCTTCCATAGTTTTTACGTTAATTGGGTCAGTTACTGTATAATAACAATAAACTGTAAAAGGAGTATTATCAGTATCGGTACCAAGCATAATACTGTAATATTTCCAGTCAATTATCTTAACCCCAGCCTCCTCTTCAAACTCTCTTACCATAGTATCGGTAGGAAATTCTCTTGATTCGACCTTACCGCCTACTCCATTCAATAATCCCCTCATCCATTCTGGTTGCTGTTTTCTAATGAGTACTACCTTAGATAGATCAGTAGAAAACAAAAACCCTAGTACATATTTGGTCATATATTTATTTCTTCTTAAGTTCTAATTGACATGTATTCATAATTCATAATTATTTGTTGTTATCTGCTACGAGTTTACACCATCTTATAAATTCTTCTGAGGATTTATCTAATTTCATTAAATTTACATATTTGTGCACCCATTGTATATTTCCTTCAATATAAGCCTTGGAAGAATCAATTCTATCAATAGAAGCATTTCCATCATAACAACCATTTTTTGAATTTAGTATCAACAAAACACCAGATAGAGCACATATAAAATTTTGTTTAACTAATACATCCCACAAATATTGTTTTGTAATTTCAACAGGGATACCACGGCGCTTAGCTCCTCCACACATTGTACACCAATACGTTCCAGAAATATTCCCTACACCACCCCATAAACAATTGGTATGACCTGCTAAATGTGTACAACCACATGTTGTAGTATGTTTAGAAATTAAACTACTACCTCTAATAGAAGCTTCACGTCCACAATTACATTTACATAACCAATAAGCATTTCCTATAACTACTTTATCAAAACGAATTACTTCTAAGTTACCAAATTTTTTACCTAGTAAATCTTTTCTGTGTAAACAACCACAAGATTTTGTATGCCCACTAAGTAACTTTGCTGAAGTTGTTATTGTAGTAACACCGCAACTACATAAACAATTCCAATATTGTTGATGAAATTTATGTTCATCAGCTTTTGAAATAACTGTCAATTTACCAAATATTTTACCTATCAAATTAGGTTTAGTCATATAACTCATATATATCACAGAACATAAAATATGTCAATGCTAAGTGTTATATATGGTTTTTAATTATAAAAGATCACATTTTCCACCACTACATGCTGCAACTGCCATTAAAGCAGTAGTATCTTCCTCTTCTTTAAGTTTCTTATAATCTACTTTCTTAAAATTACTAACTATATCATCCCATTTATCTTTATCTTCTTTAGTAGAAACACTTTCCATAGGAGCTTGTTTATATAACTTGTCTCCAATCTTAGCTAGAAAGGAAACCGCTGCAAAATTTTTCTTATTATTATAAATATATTTAGTAACTTCTTCCCATTCATCATCAGCTACTTGAATAGTACAAGATACATTATGAGTAATATTCTTCTCATTATGTATGGTACTACCTGGCAATACCCAATTTTCCTGAATTAACTTTATATATTCAAGATGCTTTAATGCTGTTAGATCTTCTTTAACTATAGCATTTTCGTCTACACTTAAAGGAAACATAACTACATCATCTGTCTTGTTAGCACTCCATACGCTAGGCTCACACATATGAGGGTTTATACTCTTAAAATACTTATAGATTGGTTCGTGTTTATTACATTGAATCCTTCTAAAGTACTTTCTACTATGATGTGGATGTGCACCAGAAGCACTCATTAATACAATACTGTTAGTTCCTTCTGGCTTAACACAAGTACATCTAGCAGCCGGATTAATACCTAACTTCTTAGCCCATAATTCATTAGTCTTAACAACTAATTTAGAGCCTTCTTGTAACATTTCAGCAGTTAATAGAATATCTGGTGAATCCATAAACCCGGTAATCGACACTCCTAACAAAGCTTCTTTCTCTGTAAGTTCTTTAGTTACTCTAGATAAATAAACCATATCTTCTGTGTACGAAGCTTGTAAAGTACCTAATATCGATGCAGCTTTAGCAGCATTTAAGAAGTCTTGTTTATTCTTAACCTTAGCTCCATTAATTGAACTTAAGTTACAAAACTGAACACCACATCTACCATCTTCAGTAACCGGAATAAACCCTATCTCAAAACAAGGGTTAAATAATTGATGGGGGTGGTCCGCCCAAACAAACCCCGGCTCTCCAAACTGTTTAGTCTTTTCAATTATATCTGTAAACTCTTCTAACGTAGTACTAGCTCTAAGTAATAATACACTATTATTACTTCTAGCTCTTTGAGGTTCGATATGTATCCAGCTAATTGTATTATCCTTAACTAAGAAATCATATTCAAACTTATCAATAACAACTTCATACTTCTCTCCATCTACAGTAACTTTTCCTTCATATTTATTAGTATCCTTGTCAAAATCAAATTTATTATACCTAGTTACTTTAAATAATGTTTTAGCATTAATCAAATCTTGGTCGTTTTTATCAAATATAATGGCACAAGCTGACCTTCTAATACCTCCACTTAATACAGCATCAGCACAATGCATTAAAATATCATAAGCATTAATAGTTTTAAGACTGATTTGCTTATTTTCTTCAATAATTTTATCTAGTAGTTTCTTAACTTTTATGTGAGCTTGCTTTAATCCTTTATAACCAGGAGCTTTGCCGCCGCCGGTCTTTAATGGAGTACCTTCAGGTCTAATCCTACTATAGTCAAACACAATCTTCCTACCAGTATAAGCAGTGTTCTTAAAATAACAGTTCAATAATGCTTCAATAGAGTCTGCCCATCCTTCTATTGTGTCTTCGATTACATAAGTTATTACAATACCGTTCTTATCTTTTTCATTTACTAATTTGGGTAACCTGTTAAGAAAATAATCTGAGATACCAAACCCGACACCACAACCACACAATAGTAAATAAAAAGATTCAGAAAATGAACGAATACTATCTATATGTCTTACAGCACAATTAAACATTCTACTATTATGAGCAAGAATAGCTTTTCCACCAAATTGCATAGAACGCATTGATGGTGTGAGGCCTTTTTCTTTCACTAAATTGAATGCTTGTTTAATTTCATTCAAATCTTCTTTAGGTAATTTCCTAAACTTTTGAAGATGCATACTTTCTACTCTATCTACACACTCATCCCAAGTTTCTCTTCTTTCAGCTATTGAGTTATACCTTGCATATTTACTCATGAAAGTAAAGTTAGCAATTTCTTCTAAAAAGTTAATATTATCTTTATTATCCATAATTTATACATTCATTTCTTTACCATCACAAAACCCCTTAATCCCTAGTACTTTATCTAAGTAACTAATATTTATTTCTGCTTCTCTAGCCATAATTGTAGATATTCTAAAAGCTTCAACCCAATCTCCAGAATAAGTCATCTCTGGCCATTGTTTATGAAGTACTATACTTGTAATCCCTCCTTGAATTATTGTTTTCATACACTCATTACAAGGCATCCCAAGAGTATATAAGGTAGTTCCTAAACTAGAATAACCTAGTTTAGCACATTGGAGTACAGAATTAGCCTCGGCATGTACTATCATTTTTAGCTTAGTATTTCTATCACTATATCTTTCTGGTGAATCTTGAACTTTAGCAGGGAATCCATTAAAACCTGATGAAATATCCCACTTACCATCTCTAACCAATACTGCCCCTATTTTAGTTCTCGGGTCCTTGCTCATCTCGGCTGCTAAATATGCACGCCTCATAAAATATTCATCCCAGTTCATAATCAACGCAAATCCCCAGAGCCACCTATAGTTCCTCTTTCTTTCCTAGAAGATAGTTTCATATAGTTATGTTCTAACAATTCAGTTAATGTAAGACCTAAAGTATCGGCCAGTCTAGTTAAATACCAGGCTGCATCACTTAATTCATCTGTCAACCTTAACTTTACTACATCACTTAAAACTCCATTATCATCTCTAATCACTTTCTTTAATTTTCCACACACCTCGCCTGCTTCTGATGCTAAGCCCAAACCCAGGTATTCTAATTCTCTATCTTTAGGATAGATTGCAGTTGTTCTTGTAAACTGTAAGTATTCGTCATTTGTCATATAGTTATTATTGTTGATTGAATAATCAAGTTATCATAAAAAATGCCCCTTAGGAATAGGGACAAGGAAGATTTAGGCAAATTTTTTACTTGCCTACCGTTAAATTTGTTATATCTAATTAAACCTCAGTAAGCTCCATTAAAGACAGGGTAATACTTCTAAGTGCAGTATAAAGTTTCTCGTTATCATCTTTTATATCTTTAAACTTCTTATTAAGCACTAGTAAATTCTTTTCCCCTAATGTAGCTTTAAGAACGTCAGCATTATCAACTATAATAGTGACTTCCTCATCTTCTGGTTCGTAATTTATCTCTAATTGCATAACACTACTTTAGAAATGTACGGTAATGTTGTCAACTTTATTTTATTGTTTAAGTAGTTCCAAGAAAGTAGAATAATACTATGAACTATAAATTAGGACGTAATAAGGCTGTATTTGATAAGAGGGCGCTTAAACTAGAAAAGTATTTAGCTCCTACACTAATACCACCAACTTCTATTAATTGGTGGGCTAAAATAGGTAATAACCCTTATCAGATGTTTCTCAATGATAGTCTAGGAATTTGTACTTGTGCTGCTGCCGCTCACTATATTATGAACTGGACTGCAAATAGTTCTACACTCATCACACCTACTAATGATGATGTATTAAGAGCCTATGAAGCAATTACTGGCTATACTCCTAATAATCCTGCTACTGATAATGGAGCAGTTGAACTTGAGGTATTGAAGTACTGGCAAACTACAGGTATTGCTAATCATAAGATAGGGGCATTCGTAAGTGTTAATCCTAAGAATATACTTCATCTAAAAATAGCTATCTGGTTATTTGGAGGGGTTTATACTGGGGTTGATTTGACTGAGGATGATATGAATGCTGTGGAAAGTGGCATAACTACCTGGCAATATACTACTGGGAATATAATTGGAGGACATGCCATACCATCATTTTCATTTTCAGAGAATACTTTTGAATATATTACTTGGGGTGCTGTACAATCCGCTACTTATGATTGGGTGACTAATAGGACTGAGGAAGCTTATGCATTGATTAGTCAGGATTGGATTAATAATACTGGTTTATCTCCTTCCGGGTTTAATATGGATCAATTAGTAGCTGACCTTATACAAGTACAGAATTAATATGTTAACTAGAACCGAGAAACTAACTAAATTTAAGGAATGGTTAAATCATACCTCCCTAGATAAAGATATTGTTAAGAATAATATTGGAGTAGATGAGGATAAAATAAGTCCCCAAGTCTTATTAGCTAGTTCAGCAAAATTAATTAAGATTAATAAAGGTGAGGTTGAAGGTGATGATCGAGATAACCTTAAATTCTCCAAATTTATGGGACTAGAGGATTTTATAGCCGACCATATAAATAAGGATGCAGGTAAAATACAACAAAAAGCAGCTTATAAAATGCAAATGAAAAAGAATCTTAACTGGCTTACTCCTGGTTTCTTCTCTCAGCAAGTCAGGTCGGTTATTGTAGGAAATCCTTTAGCTAATAACGTTGAAGGTATTAATCCATTAGAACACTTTGATAATAGTCATAAAGTAACTAAGATGGGGCAGGGAGGAATTGTATCAGAGTCAGCAATACCAGATGAATCTAGAAATGTAAGTCCTTCTAGTTTTGGCTTTTATGATCCCGTTCATATTGCAGAAAACACGAAGATAGGTGTTACTAATTATATAAATCAAAATGTAGCTAAAGGAGCAGATTGTAATTTATATAGGATTATGAAGGATAAGCACGGAAAACTTAAATGGATGAGTCACAAAGAAATTCTAGATAAACAAGTATTAATCCCTGAATACTAAATGAAAGAAGAGGGCTTCTTAAACATTCGCCAATAATTTAGATTTTCGAACCGGAAATCTACTTATAAATTTCTTATTAATCACACCTTCAACAAATGGGTTATTGTTGATATTACTGTCTAAAGCCAAGGCTGCTTCTAATACATTTACACTATAAATAATAGGTGGGGCATTAGTTGAAGCTGTATCAATTGCGGTAATAGATTCTAATACACTAGCTAGAGTTAATAGTGTGGCATCAGTATTATCTATAGCTGAGGCACTTTCAGACTCACTATTTATAGAACTTATAATAGCTGATAAACTATCCAAGGCTGAAGCTGTTTCAGTAATAGAAGTATTGAATAGTACTGAAGCTGAACTAGAATCACTTGCACTACCTGACTCTGTAATAGAACTTGTTAATAAATCATTAGCTGTAGGAGTATCATTAGCTGAGACTGACTCTGATATACTAGCTAATAGTGTAGAATTAGCTGTAGGGCTGTCTAGGGCTGTTCCTGACTCATTTATACTAACTTGATAAGTAGCAGTTGAGCTAGGACTATCAGAAGCACTGCCTGACTCCGTAATAGAAGCTGCTAATAAATCATTGGCTGAAGGATTGTCATTAGCTGAGACTGACTCTGATATAGTTACACTATAATTAGCAGTAGAACTAGGAGTATCAATTGTGGTAACTGATTCTGTGATAGAAGCTGCTAATAAATCATTGGCTGAAGGGTTATCTACTGCACTACCTGATTCTGTAGTAGAACATGCATATATAGCAGTAGAACTAGGATTATCCGTTGCTGTTCCTGATTCTGTTATAGTTACTAAATAACCACCAACTATACTATCTAGAGCTGAAGCTGATTCTGTTACACTAGCTTGTAGGGTAGAATTAGCTGAAGGAGAATCTGTTGCACTACCAGATTCACTAATACTTACACTGTATTTAGCAGTAGATGAAGGACTATCAGAAGCACTAGCAGCTTCACTTACTGAACCTGCAAATATAGCATTAGCAGAAGGGTTATCAGAAGCACTAGCAGATTCAGTTACACTTCCTGCAAATAAAGCATTAGCACTAGGATTATCTGAAGCTGAACCACTTTCTGATACTGTTGCTGCTAATAAATCATTAGCTGAGGGTGACTCTGTAGCTGAAGCAGATTCAGATATAGTTACTAAATAACCGCCAGCTGGACTATCTAGAGCTGAAGCAGACTCAGTTATGGACCCTGCAAATGTAGCTGTTGAACTAGGACTATCTACTGCACTATTAGATTCACTAGTACTAGCTTGAAGAGTAGAATTAGCTGAAGGATTGTCAGTTGCTGTACCACTTTCTGAAGTACTTGCAGCAAATATAGCATTAACAGAAGGACTATCTACTGCACTACCTGATTCTGTAGTAGAACCTGGATATATAGCAGTAGAACTAGGAGTATCAGTAGCAGATGCAGATTCACTATCACTTGCTCCATATACAGCTATACTAGAAGGGCTATCTAGAGCTGAAGCTGATTCACTTACACTAACTAGATAAGTTTGAGAAGTAGGAATTGCTGTACCACCAGCAAATTGATTCTGAGCGAGATAAAAACCACCGAAAGTTACTGAAACTGTACCTGCTAAATCAACTGAATCTGAAGCTGAAGCTGTTTCTGTTACGGAAACATTATATACTGCTATACCACTAACTGAATCAACTGCACTAGCTGCCTCAATTACCCTATCTGGTAATGGAGGATCGCCACCAAAATAACCTTCTCCAAAGTATGAAGAGCCAAACATTTCATTATGTTACAGTTATTGTCATTCCTACAGCTGGAGCTGTAGTAACTGCAGTACCAGCAGCTAATGCACTAAATTCATTAGGTAAAGCACCAGCAGCTACACTAGTTACTTTCCAAGCAATAGGTGAAGCAGTACCACCAGCGGCCAACCACTGTGGCATATACGGACTAGGACCTCCAATTGTATTAACTATACTAGCAGTTGTACCGAGGGAATCTATCTTAAATACTTGCCAATAAAGTCCTGATCGTAGCCATCCAAAAGTATTAGTTCCAATAGTCTTTATAGCTGCAGTAGTTCCCATCGCAAATGCACCGCCTGATGTAACTTCATATCTAAGGTTACAAGGATAACCTGTAAACATAGTATCATCATAAATACCAAATCTTACGTTAGATCCAGCTGTAGCAGGAGCATTGGTTTGTTGTACTTGGAATGCAGTAATATTAGCCCCACCTTCTGATACCCAGAAAGGAATAGCAAACGTATCACCAGCAACTGCAGTATATGTAGCACCCCAAACACCAAATTCAGGTAAATAAACATTACTACCAGGACGAATAATATTTCGTTTAGGAGCGACTGGATAACCTTGTGGAGTCTGTGTCTCTAATACACCTAGAGTCCCTAAACCATCAGCAACAGGTACTAGCTTCTTAATAGCAGCAAATATAGCATTAGTTGCCAAAGCTGCTCCAACCGCATTAGGATGATAACCATCAGCAGATGTTGTATAGACGTTAGTAGGCAGAGTTCCAGTTCCACCAATCCCCATAGCTGTATTTACGTCAGCTAATTGAACCATTGAATCGAATGAATTAACTACTGTAGTAATTGTGCTATTTAAATTTTGTAAATCTGTGTCTGCTGCACTATGACTAGCTGGAGTTGCCCCACTAAAATCTGTATTAGTAGCATAATTAGCGTAACCGTTTAAAATACGCCCAAAAGTATATTTAATGGATGTAAAAGCACCAGTAGCATTTCCTGATAATACTATGGTGGTTGCATTAGTTACAGATGAAATAGTCTTACCAGAAGTAAAAGCACCTTGAGCATCAGTCTCAGTTATTGAATTTCCAGCATCAGTACTTGAATTAAAATTGGCTGAACCAGAAGTAAAAGAAGTAGTAACACCAGAAGTTACCCCATCCCCTAAAGCGTAAGTAATAGTTCTACAATCACATTGATATACATTGGCTACAACTACAGGATTTGGTTTAAGAGATTCAATCCAGGCTGAATCTAATTGTACTGTCCCACTCGCAGTAGTTACCTTGATAGTAATAGTCTGACCAGCATTAGCAGCTGATAATCCATTAGTACCAGAAGTCCATCTAACGAATACAGGTCCATGAGCATCTATGGAAGTAGAGTTTAAAGTGGTAGTAGTTCCAATAATACCACTAGTTCCAGTAATATTTCCACCCCAAGTAACAATACCTGAAGTTGCTCCGGAAGTACCAACTAATAGAAATCCTATTGGTTCTCCTTTATAGCCAAATGGAATGGTGAAAGTTGCTGTAGAAGTACCACCAGAATCTACTACTGTTGCTTGCATTCCAACAGTAGACATCCACTCAAGGTTAGCTACTGGACCGGCTGCATAATTAGTACCAAAAGCCCATTGAGCTAACCCAGTGCCACAAGGAAAAATAGCTGAAGCTCTTATTCTACTAATAGCCATGGTTAAGGCTTGCGAAAATACTGAGCGCATTAATGATTGATTAGCTGATGTATTATTACCTAAATCATTAATACCATATACAATTACAGATAAACCACCTTGTCGATAAAATGGAGAATATTTTTTGGTACGAGTTATTTCAGTTAAAAACCTCATATAACCGCCCATTAAACATCCTTGAGACGTAAGGTTTGCACCACTCCTAGCATGATTTCTTACTCTATCTTGAGAAATTCCCAAAGCATTTGTAAGTACGTTATTTAATATTTCAGCAGGATCAGTAATTTGATTTGCGCCAGTAATATAAACTATATCATCAAGCCAGGAATGTCCCCAAAGATCAAGTTGGGTTATAGTAGGTGGTGGTGGACCGTAAGATATATTACCACTTCCATCATTCTGAAATACCCCTGGAGTATTGGCTACTGATGTTAAATTATCAGCTAAGTTAATGACTTTTCCTGTTGATACCGTACTACCAAAATATTGAGTATTCCAGGTACCAGCTGAAGTTCCATTACTAGTTAATACTAACTCTAAAAATGCTCCAGCTCCTACAATCCATAAAGTAGTTCCACCATTCATATTTACAGTAACAGCTCCAGTTGAACTATTATCAATAAAGAATGACGCCCCATTAGAAAGTGTAGTGGCATTAGGTAGTACACAAATCTGAGTTAATGTACCAGTAAAAATTATATAATTAGTAGCTGATCCACTTAATGTAGTTGTACTTCCA